TATGGTTTGTTTGGTGGTGGGTACGCCACCCACAACATCATAGACTACGTAACTATATCAACACCAAGTAACGCTACTGACTTTGGCGACTTGACGGTAGGTCGTAATGGTCTGGCCTCATGTTCAGGAGAATAATTATGAATGATTTAACCCTATTTAACAATACACAACTAACTAAAAACTTGAACCACCAAGCAGTTGCGAAGGTGCAGGAATATCTTCCTGAACTTGAAGAAAAGACGAGAGTGTTCGACAGGTCTAACAGTCAAACTACGCTTTCGATGAATACCCTCACCTTACTTAACGGACAATCACCTATGAGGATGATGCGACAGATTATGGCTGAAGTCGAAAAGCGAAAACTTGCGTTGTCCGAAGCACAATACAAACACGCCAAAACTCAAGAAGAAATTTCGGTTTTGTGCGGAAAAAAGTCGACCGAAAAAATCGAAGCCAAGATTAGGATGAAATCTGTTACTCTCTCGACTCTTGAAAATAAAATTAATGGATCTTTTAAAGATATTGCCACGTTAATCGATGCCTATAACAATATCAAGGCTACTCACAATATCGACGAATGGGATGAAGAAACCTTCGAACGCGAAGAGAAAAAACACCATGTAAGGTTTGGTTTTGACTTATTGTACCGTAACTTAGTAGAACTTGGTAGAGCAAAAGAAGCAACTATTCAATACCTACAGCAGTACGGAGTCCACCCGCAAGTTGCCATAATGGAAGTAAGTAAATATATTTCGGATGTTAATAATAGAATGCAGCAACCCGGAGTTATAATCCATAGTAATGATTTGGAAGAATTTTTAGATTCGATGTCTAATAAATACTATAAGAATGCAGATGAAACTGCCGAAAGATTGTTCGGTAAATCCGACGTCGCAAACCCAGAATATATGCTAAGGATCGAAAAATGATTTACGAATATATGTTAAACAGAAAAAATAAACAACTTGTGATTCCGGAATGGGTTGAGGATGGCGGGTATTTCTATGACTCGGCAACTTGTACGATGATGGGATGGAGTCCCGATTTGGCTAACCGAGAATACTACATTCCGGACTCTGTGGTCACGCTTACAAAGCAGGATGCAATTGATAGGGTTATAACAATGCACCATGTTGAACCTATGTTAGACGAAGAAGGTACTACGATGAGCGACGAAAGTGTTACTGCGCTCGTGTCTAACTGGTACGACGAAAAGGAGGCCCAGTAAATGGCATTAAATTTTCCCGCAGCCCCTAGTTTAAATGATAGATACACCTACAACGGTAAAACTTATGTGTGGAAGGGCAGTTACTGGGCTTTAATTGGCGCTAACCCACAAGATGTCTACGTTAAAACTGACTTCACCGCCACTGCCGGGCAAACTTCGTTTTCGGTAGCTTATACCGTAGGGTACGTTGATGTGTGGTTAAACGGCGTTAAGTTGATTGGGGGCGGGTCGGATTATACAGCAACAAACGGTACATCTATTGTACTAGCAACCGGCGCGTCTTTAAACGATATAGTTGAAGTTGTCGCCTGGAACCCGACAAATATATTATCTGGAAGTTTTGATGGCGGGACAGCAGATAGTCCTTCGCCGATTACGATACAATACAGAAGGGATACATCATCAAATTGGGTAGCAATTGATCCTATACTCGCAGAGGGCGAAATAGGATTCGAAACAGACACCGATAAAGTAAAAATTGGAGACGGCACAACTCCATGGATTTCCTTGGGGTACGTTATTGACCCTGTTGAAAATACTACACTATCCGGTGTCCAGACATTGGCTAATAAAACTCTTGTGGAACCTACTATCACCGGCACAGTCGTTGAAGACATATATACTTTGACAGATGACGCAACAGTGGACGTTGACCCCGGAAACGGCTCAATTCAACTTTTAACTCTAACAGGTACTGGCCGAACCTTGACATTCACAAATATGGTCAACGGCGAAGCGATTACTTTGATGGTTAACGACGGCACTGACGGTACGATCACAACTTGGAACGCGACTTTTGTTAATAACGGCGCTGCGGCACCTACTCTTTCAACTACAGGCTATACGGTTGTATCTCTTTGGAAAGTAGGTGGAGTTGTTTATGCTGCTCTTGTAGGAGATGGTTCATAATGTTGTGGAATAAATCAATCGGTGCTGCTGGTTTTGGTGGTGCTACAGACAGTTACTGGATTGCATTGCTGGGGGGTACCAGCGACGACTTCCACTACGATGTAGCTGTAGATTCTTTGGATAATAGCATCGTACTAGGTCGCACTACATCTGTTGGCGCTGGTGGTAATGATCTTTTATTGGCTAAGTACAATTCATCAGGAACGTTACTATGGGCTAAAACGTTAGGGGGTTCCAGCTCTGAATATGCTCAAGGAGTGGCTGTAGATTCTTCAGATAATATTATTGCGGTAGGGACTACTAACTCTGACGGTGCTGGTAGTGATGACTTTCTGGTAGCTAAGTATAACTCATCTGGAACGTTACTATGGGCTAAAACGTTAGGCAGCTCTTTAGGAGAGATCAGCTACGGAGTATCCGTAGACTCGTTAGATAATATTATCGCAACAGGCTATACTTTTGCCGGTGCGGGGGGAACTGACTTTCTGATAGCTAAGTATAACTCATCTGGAACGTTACTGTGGACCAAAATGTTAGGAGGCACAGGCTACGACTATGGAAGAGAAGTAACCGTAGACTCCTCAGATAATATTATTGCGGTAGGGAATACTAACTCTGACGGTGCTGGTGATGATGATCTTTTAGTGACTAAGTACAATTCATCAGGAACGTTACTATGGGCTAAAACGCTGGGGGGTACTGGGACTGACTATGCTTACGCAGTAGCCGTAGATTCTTCAGGTAATATCATTGCATCGGGATTCACTCGATCGGACGGTGCTGGTGGTAGCGATATTTTATTGGCTAAGTATAACTCTTCGGGAACGTTACTATGGGCTAAAACGTTAGGGAGTCCCGACACCGAGAATAGCCTAGGGGTGGCCGTAGACTCTTCAGACAATATTTTGGTATCAGGTTATGGGCGATCCGAGGGTGCTGGCGGCTATGACATATTGTTAGCTAAACTTCACCCTGACGGTTTGGGTGATGGAACTTACGGTAGTATAGTCTACCAAGACGCTGTTCTTACCGACGCTACAGCAGTTCTTACTGACGCCACGGCAACTCTCACCGACGCACCCGCAGTTCTTACCGACGCCACCGCAGTTCTTACTGACGCTACAGCAGCCCTAACTGAAGAGTTCTTTTCTATCACTATTTAAACTAAGGAAAAATAAATGTATATTAAAATAACAAACGGCATTCCAGAGAACTACTCAATCGGAAAACTACGCCGTGACAACCCAAACGTGTCCTTTCCAAAATCAATTTCAAATGAAATTTTGGCCAAATACGACATATACCCATTAACGACACCCGAAAAACCGACAGTCGATCCTCGCACTCAAGCAGCGGAGCCGGGCGACTTTGTCAATGTTGAAGGTTCTTGGACTAAGCCTTGGGTAATACGCCAAAAAGACGCCGAAGAAATCCAAGCATATGACGATAATATGATAGCTAAGGTCAAAAAAGAAGCACAAGTTCGAGTATTGGCTGTCTTGCCTGAGTGGAAACAAAGAAACTTGACTGCTAGAGCTGCTGAGCTTGCGGCTAAGGGTCAAGCAAACTGGACACCGGAAGAACAAGCAGAGTGGGAAGCAGGACAAGCTATGTGGGATAAGATCAAGGCCATTAGAGCTGCGTCTGACATTTTAGAAGCGACGGTGCCTATCCCTGAAGACTACAGAGATGACAAATATTGGAGCTAAACAATGACCAAAGCTAGAGATTTAGCAAATTTTGCTGATAATACAAACCTAAACGATTTTGCCGATACATTCACGCTACCTACTGTAGATGGTACTGACGGGCAAGCAATAAAGACTGACGGTGCAGGTAATTTAGAATTTGCTGATTCATCTGGAGGAGGCGGCATTGTTTATACAGTGAAGACCACCACATGCACAGCTTCCGCCGGCGAAGGCGTTATTGCCGATACGTCGGGAGGTCCTTGGTCGCTTACGTTGCCAGCAACTCCCTCGGCAGGTGACCTTGTTGTTGTATCCGATGGTGCAGACTGGTCAACAAACAATCTTACTGTTCTTCGAAACGGCTCTACAATCGAGAGCGTAGCTGAAGATCTAACTATGGATATTGGAAACGTATCTGTCAACCTTATCTACGACGGAAGCACTTGGCAGGTTTATGTTCTAGGCGGTGCTACTGAACCTTCGACCGTTACTGCGTCGAGTACAGACACTTTTAGCAACAAGACTATAAGTGGTGCGTCGAATACACTCACTGTAGATGGCACAAACTCTGTTGGGTATTTGAATCTTCCGCCGGTCATAACCAAAACCTCGAGTTATATTCTACAGGCATGAGATGTAGGAAAGTATGTTCAGGTAGGTGTTGGCGGTAGTATCGCTATTCCGGACGGAGTGTTCTCAGAGGGCGACGCGGTAACTGTTTTTAATAACACAGACGGTAATATTACTATAACTTGTTCAATTACAACGCCTGGTAGCAGCTGGATTGCATTGTTAGGCGGTACAGACATTGACTCTGGTCGAGGAGTAGCTGTAGACTCTTCAGACAATATTATTGTGGTTGGGTACAACCGCTTAGACGGTGCTGGGAGTCTTGATGCTTTAGTAGCTAAGTACAACTCTTCAGGCACTTTGCAGTGGAGTAAAACGTTAGGTGGGACGGGGGCGAGGTTGGACAAGAGGTAACCGTAGACTCTTCAGATAATATCATTGTAGCGAGCTACGCTGATTCAGACGGTGCTGGGGGTTATGACTTTTTAGTAGCTAAGCTTCACCCTGATGGTTTGGGTGATGGGATTTACGGTAATATAGTCTACCAAGATGGCGTTTTAACTGATGCACCGGCAGTCTTAACTAACACATCAGCATTCTTAACTGATACAGCAGCAATCTTAACTGATACAGCAGCAGTCTTAACTAGCGCAGACGCAAACCTAACTGAAGAATTCTTCTCTATTAACCTATAAATCATAGAAAATCGTATTCGGCGGATTAAATTTATGTATTAAAATTCACGAAAATGCTCTTGTTATAAATAAATAAAACGATTTTCGAAAGGAGAAAAACATGGCATGGCTTTCAGATGAAGTCCTTGACGGGGCTCTAAATATCATCGCTAACAATGCGGACACCATATACATATGCAACACAGAACCCACCACTATAGGTGATTTATCTAATACTTCGATAACATTGGGTGCATCTAATACAACTCTACAATTCACCGGCCCTTCGGATAGATCGGGCGGAGGTAGAGAATTAACTATAGGTGCCGCGAACGGTGCGGTGACTGCATCGGCAAACGCGGCATTCTTTGCTGTTGCTAACAGCACGGTTCTAATGGTAACAGGTTCATTGACCGCGAGTCAACCTGTCACAGACGGTAATAGTTTCGCGTTAGGATCATTTACCGTAGGAATACCTGACCCTGCATAAATAGATAAACTCTAGGGCGTTTGTGGTATATAGCAAACGCCCCGGATGTACCTGACTAGAGGGAACGGACACATATGTTAGGATTTTCGACCCTAGCTTCAACACCATTAGCGTCTTCAGCCGAGACATTAGTAGAACTCTCGGCGCAAAGTTTCACGTCTAGTCAACCTTTAATAGGCAATCTTAGTCTAGTACAAGAACACACTTTCGATGTAGATAGCGTATCATCTGGTGTCACTACCGTCGACGCTTCGGCGATAGTACAAACCCATACTATGTCGGTCAACAATGTAGTGACACCTGCGCCTAATATATCTACAATTGATGTGTCTCTAACCCACACGCCAGATATTGGTGATGTGACGTCCGAATCTCCGGTCGTGACCGATTCTACAATAACGCAAAACCATACCTTACAGTGTGCAGACATAGCCACCGAAAATACTTTAGTTGGCGATGCTACAATATTCGAAGCAGGCGTTATTTACGCTGAAGAGGTAACTTCTTCGCCGCCAGCAATTTCCCAGGCTTCTATCGACCAGAGACATATTTTAGGTGCCGATGGCGTCCAAAGCGGAACACCGAATGTCGATAATGTTATTGTCCTAAGCGAATATATACTGACTGCGAATTCGGTAACTTCGAGTGCTACTCTAGTTTCTGAAAACAATATTTCTCAGATACACAACATTAATTCTTCTGGTGTCGATACAGACAACCCTGTAGTAGAATCAGCAACTATCGGCCAGTCGGGAGTTGTGTCTTGTGATGATGTCATTGCCGGTAATGTATCGATCACTTCCCCGACATTAGAACAAACGCACAACATAAATGGCGGTAATGTTGACGCTACCGACACTCATGTAGATACTGTAGACATAGTATCAAACCATATTTTATATGCGAATTCATTAGAGACGCAAGCAACCCAAGTGGGTAGTGCGGTATTTGGTGTAGGCGAAGTAATATTCTTAGATTCCGTAGAATCCCAAAACCCGGCCGTATCCACTTCTTCGATAACTTCAAACCACATCATATTGATGGATGATGTAGACTCGGGTATCGTTTCTATAACTAATTCGACACTCGAACAAAACCACATATTGTTCGCGAATGGTGTCGAGAGTCAAAACCCTGTTGTGGGTGATGTTGATTATGGGCCACTATCCCTAGACAGGACTAGGTATGTTAGTATAGAAGCAGACTCGTCTAACAGAGCTAATTTATACATATCTGGCGGCAATCATGTCATATTATACGATGGAGAAAATGATACGTTATCTCCTCCCGGTGTAGCGTCAGAATTCCTTGAAGTCGCATAAATACCAATAAAGGAGATATTTATGTTTACAATAAAACAGAATGACACATCGCCAAGCATAAGGGCGACATTAACAGATGCATCAAACACAGCAATAGATTTAACCGCAGCTTCTGTAGAATTTCATATGAAACACGAAGATGGGACTATTATGGTGAATGCTAACGCGGGTATATTGAGCGCTAACAGTGGCATCGTAAAATATGATTGGGTAGCTGGGGATACGTCTAGATCTGGTCTAAATCTTGGAGAATTCCAAGTGACTTATCCTGGTGGTACTATCGAGACATTCCCTAATGGTGGTTATATCAAAATAAAGATTATAGATGAGATAGCGTAACTCATGGCAAAAAATTCTTATTTTAATAATTATGGTTCTAGTTCGGAACAGGGATTGGTCGAAGATCTGATTATAGAGTCGATACGAATCCACGGTATAGATGTTTATTATATGCCGAGGACATTGAATTCGGTAGATAGTATCTTACATGAGGACTCCCTATCTTCTTTCGATTCTGCGTATCTTATAGAAATGTATGTTAAGAATGTGGATTCTTTCGAAGGCGAAGGCGACTTTCTTTCTAAATTCGGATTACAGATTAGGGACAGTATGACATTAACCGTTGCTAATAAAGTTTTCGATACAGAAATAGGAACCAATATAGCGCAAGCCAGACCCAATGAAGGGGATATGATTTACTTGCCTTTGAACGGTAAAATATTTAAAATCATGCACGCCGAGCATGAGGCAATATTCTACCAGTTGGGTGCTTTGCAGACATACGATTTAAGGTGCGAATTGTTGGAATATTCCGGAGAGGTCTTCTCAACAGGAATATCTGAGATAGACACAATGTTTGATGGTATAGATCCTAGCACACCTACCACCATAGAAGAATTAGATGATATAGATGTTATATCTGATAATTTGGAGCTCCAAACCGAAGCGGACGAAATATTGGATTGGTCGGAAACGAATCCGTTTAGTGAAGGAGGTAAATGGTAATGCCTATAGCATCTCATTTTTATAACGAATCCACAAAGAAATATATAGCTGTATTCGGTACTCTTTTTAACGAAATTTCGATAATAAGAGACGATAACGCAGGGACTGAACAACAAAGATTGCTGGTGCCTATTTCTTACGGCCCTTACCAGAAATTCTTAGCTAGGATAACACAAGACCCAGAGTTATCTCAAAAATCTGCCATAACGTTACCTAGAATGTCTTTCGAAATAACCGGCATGTCTTACGACGGACAAAGAAAATTGTCTTCTTTGAATTATGTGGATAAGAAATACTCGGGGTCTTCTGCTCATGTATTGTATTCGCCCACGCCGTACAATATAGAATTTAGTCTTTATATAATGACAAAATATGCGGAAGACGGTGTCCAGATAATAGAGCAGATATTGCCTTTCTTCTCACCGGATCTAACGGCTTCTGTAGAAATGATAAGTGGGTACAATCCTGTAGATGTGCCCGTGATATTGAATAGCGTATCTACTGAGGATGTTTACGAATCCGATTTTGTTACTAGGCGCTCTATCATGTGGACCCTAAACTTTACGATGAAGGCAAGTTTCTTTGGTCCTGTCCAAGAAAAGAAATACATAAAATTTGTAGATACTCATATATTTGAAAGTATGGACAGCACAGAATACACCGAGAATGTTGTTGCTAGGCCCGGCTTGACAGCTAATGGTGAGCCTACATCTTCTATATCTGACTCTATAGATTGGACAAACATAGATATAGATGACGATTGGGGCTTCATAACCTATATAGGGGATAACGAATCATGAGTAAAGAGATTGATGATGCTTTGGGGATGAGACCTTTAGTTGAGGTCGAAGAAAAAAGAGACACCGAAGTTGTGGTGTTGCCGACTACCGAAACCACAGAAGAAGATCTTCAGCTTGCTAAAAATAACATAAAAGATGTTATGGAAACAGGCAAAGACGCGATTGAAGAAATGTCTTTGCTTGCGAAACAATCCGAAAGCCCGAGGGCATTTGAAGTTTTAGCAACTCTTATGAAAACTATGCTCAAAGCGAATAAGGATTATGTCGATACTTCTATGAAGAAACATAATTTATCAAAAACAGAACCAGATTCTGTGACTAACGTCACAAATAATAATTTAGTTATGTCTACTGCTGATGTGTTGAAAATGCTCAAAGGCGAAACTGATAAATAATGAGGAGATTATACCATGTCCGCCCCTGGCTATAACGGCAATCAAAACTTAAAAAAGATAGGGGAGCCTATCGAATGGACGCCAGAAAGACTCAAAGAATACGCAAAATGTGCCGAAGATCCCGTTTATTTTGCCAAGAATTACATAAAAATTGTCCATATCGATCACGGCTTAGTTCCTTTCGATATGTACCCCTATCAAGAAGAGATTGTAGAAAAGGCAATAAACAACAGGAGAACTGCTGTTTTGACCGCACGTCAGAGCGGCAAGACAACCACTGCTGTTGCGATTCTTTTACATTATGTTTTGTTTAATGAATACAAGACTGCTGCTATTCTTGCAAACAAAGCAGACTCTGCAAGAGAAGTCCTCGATAGGATCCAGCTTGCTTACGAAGCATTGCCCAAATGGTTGCAACAAGGTGTTCTCGAATGGAACAAAGGAAACATCGAACTAGAAAACGGATGTAAGATAGTCGCCGGTGCTACATCTTCATCTAACATACGAGGAAAATCTGTAGCTTTTCTTTACATAGATGAATGCGCATTCATTGATGGTTATGACGAGTTCTTCGCTTCTGTTTACCCTACGATTTCGTCAGGTAAAACTTCTAAACTTCTAATGACATCGACACCTAATGGCCTTAACCATTTTTGGAAAACATGCAAAGGTGCAGAAGAAGGCACTAATGGTTACCAATTCGTGAAAGTTATGTGGCACGATGTCCCAGGCAGAGACGAGACTTGGAGACAAGAAACCCTTGAGGCTTTGGATTTCGATCAAGAAAAATTCAACCAAGAGTACGCATGTGCTTTCTTAGGGAGTTCGGGGACATTAATATCTGGAGATAAACTAAAGTCTCTAGCATTTAGCACTCCAATAGCAGAAAATGATGGAATAAAGCAATACGAAAAGCCGGTGCCGAATAATGCCTATGCTTTAGTAGCAGACGTATCGAGAGGAAAGGGTTTAGACTATTCTGCATTTTCTGTAATAGACATAACAGAAATACCTTACAAACAAGTCTGCACGTACAGGGATAATTATGTGGGGCCGGTTGACTATGCTAGTATAATATACCGCATAGGGAAACTGTATAATAACGCAAACATTCTCATCGAAATAAACGATATAGGTGGTCAAGTAGCAGATACCTTGTTTATGGATTACGGATATGAAGAAATGTTATTTACAGAAAACTCTGGCCGTAGTGGTAAGAGGATATCTGGAGGCTTTGGTAGAAATGTGGACAGAGGCATAAGGACAACAAAAACAGTCAAGTCTATAGGATGTAATATATTGAAGCTAATGATTGAGCAAGACAAATTGTTAATTAATGATTTCGAAACGATACAAGAATTGTCTAGATTCTCAAGAAAAGGTAATTCTTACGAGGCCGAAAGCGGATCTCATGACGATACTGTTATGCCCCTAGTCTTATTCTCATGGTTGACTGACCAGTCTTTCTTCAAAGATTTGACAGACATAAATACGATGGCTGCATTAAGAGAAAAGACGGAGGAACAGATGGAAGAGGACATGCTTCCTTTCGGATTCATATCCGCAGGCTTCGACGATAACGACGGGTTCCAATTTTAGAATATTATAAATAATAAGAATGAATAACACGCTACTTATTATTTGAAGGAGAAAAACATGGCATTTTCAGTAAGTCCGGCCGTAACGGTCCGTGAGGTGGATGCGACAGCATCTATCCCGACAGTTTCTTCGACCGTTGCAGCCATAGCCGGGGTTTTCCACTGGGGACCTGTTGGTGAAAGAACACTTGTAACGTCAGAAACAAATCTAGTCGAAAGGTTTGGTAAGCCGTCCGACTTTAATTTCGAAACATTTTTTACCGCAGCAGATTTCCTATCGTACTCTAATGCTCTATACGTTACAAGAGTAGCAGAAGACGCAAACACAGCTTCTGTTTCTGACAGTACATTCGATGCTTTGTATCCTGGAGAAATAGGCAACTCGCTTATGGTTTCGGTTGTTACAGGCCCTACATCTTACAGGGAAACCTTAGCTACTGTAGGCAACGCTACGGGCTCTATAACATTTGGATCCACATCATTAGAATTCTCTAGCGACCCTGATTTCGATATCGTTGCTGGTGATATTTTAAGGATAGGCAATAATACAATAGGCTATCAAGACATTAAAGTTGAAGGTATATCTGAGACGGTCGTTGATGTGAACACAACCACATATAGCGTTACTGCTAACAACCGATTCAGCTTAACTGCCGATAGCTTCGCAGATGTTTCCATCGAGAGATTGTGGGCGTATAACTCAACTGTTAGCAGCGCACCCGATACAAACAGATTCCACATCGCTGTTATCGACGAAGATGGTAGTTTTTCTGGAGAAGCGGGGACTGTCCTGGAGGTATTTGAAAACGTATCCACATCGACATCTGTAAAGGCAGACGACGGCACTAGCTTATATTACAAAGACGTTATCGAATCTAGATCTTCGTTTATAACAGCAGGTTCCGCCGATGTAGATGCATCCGGAGATACTGTCAGCTACCAGTCTTTAACTGGTGGTTTAGATGGTAAGGGCGAAAGAACAGAAACGGTTGTTTCTTTCGGTGCTATTGCTCAAGGCTATGATTTGTACAAAAATGCCGATGAAGTAGACATTGCGTTCTTGCTACAAGGTAAGGCACTAGGTGGTGCTAACGACACGGGCGTTGCTAACTACATCATAGACAATATATGCGAGACAAGAAAAGACTGCATGGTATTTGTTTCGCCTGCCTTAACTGATAGCGTATCTCCTAGCACAGCTAACGATAAACTATCTGCTATTAAGACATTTGCGGGATCTATAAACGCTTCTTCATATGCATTTATAGACTCTGGATACAAATACAGATACGACAAATACAACGACAAGTATCGTTGGGTTCCGATGAATGGCGATATTGCTGGCACTTCTGCTAGAATACAGCCTTGGGAGTCACCTGCTGGTTATAAGCGCGGCGTGATAAAGAATGTTATTAAACTAGCATATAATCCACCTAAAGCACACAGAGATGAGCTTTATGGTTTGAACGTCAACTCTGTAATAACCCAGCCTGGTCACGGAACTCTATTGTTTGGCGACAAGACTGCGTTAGGTATCGAATCGTCGGCATTTAGTAGGATCAATGTGCGTAGATTGTTCATAACTGTAGAAAAGGCAATAGCAACTACTTCCAAATACTTCTTGTTCGATTTCAACGACGAGTTCACTCAGTCCCAGTTTAAGAACATGGTAGAGCCTTACTTGAGAGACATACAAGGTAAGAGAGGCATATACGACTTCAGGGTTGTATCTGATTCTACAGTAAACACGCCAGACGTCGTCGATGCTAACACATTTAGAGCTAATTTGTTCATCAAGCCTGCTCGTTCAATAAATTATATCGATCTAGTGTTTGTTGCTACAAGAACCGGCGTACAATTTGACGAAATCGTCGGTCAAAACCTTTAATAAATACTAAAAAGGAGTAAACAAATGAGCTTTTCTATAAACGAATTTAGATCGGCATTAACAGGAGGGGGCGCTAGGCCGTCCCTTTTCCAAGTTTCGATAACTAACCCTGTAGACGCTGCTGCAGACTTGAAAGTGCCGTTTATGGCTAAGGCTTCTTCTATACCTAGTTCTACAACAGGTATGATATCGGTGCCTTATTTCGGAAGAAAAATAAAGCTAGCAGGTGACAGGAACTTTGACGAGCCCTGGACGATCACCGTAATAAACGATGAAGATTTCCTAGTAAGAAATGCTATGGAATCTTGGATGAACGCCATCAACACTCACGAAGGCAACCTAATAGAATTCGGAACCGCATCGCCGGCAGAGTACAAGTCGCAAGCGCAAGTTTTCCAGTATTCTAAAGACGGTGGTGTTCTAAGAGAATATACCTTTGATGGGTTGTTCCCCACAGAGATTTCCAACATAGATCTTAACTGGGAGACCACAGATACTGTATCGGAATTTACAGTAACATTCCAGTATGATTACTGGAGAGTATCTGGCGGAAGAACCGGCACTTCTACTAGCTAAACAGGTAAGGTATATTTATGAAGCTTTTTGGGTTTGAGATAAAAAGAGAGTCTGCGAAAGAATTAGTGTCTTTCGCAGAACCTACTAACGAAGAAGGTGCTGTTACTGTCGGGGGCGCGTTAGGTGGCGCCTACGGCACCATGCTCGACATGGAAGGATCTGCCGCAACAGAGGCAGAACTTGTTACGCGATATAGAAAAATGGCTATGGAGCCAGAAATAAACATAGCTGTAGAAGATATTGTCAACGACGCTATAAACGTAGGTGAAGACAATACTGTCGTTGATGTTGTTTGTGATGAAATAGACTACTCTGATAAAGTTAAGGAAAAGATATCGGAAGAGTTCCAAAACATACTTTCTTTACTTGACTTTTCTAATAACGCATATGACATATTTAGTAAATGGTATGTCGATGGTCGTCTCAACTACCATATCATGGTGGACGAAGAAAACCCCAGAGAAGGCATCAAAGAGTTAAGGTATTTAGATCCTAGAAAAATACGCCTTATCAGAGAAGTCGACGATAGGGAATTCGACAAATCGGGAATTAGACTTAAAAAGTTAAAAAACGAATATTACATGTATTCGGAACTAGGGTTCCAAAATGCTGTTGCTAGTTCAACTGCGTCTGTTTCTGGATATCGTATAGCTAAAGATTCTATAGCTAGGGTTACGTCGGGGGTGTTGAATGAGAACAACACTGCTATTTTGTCGTATTTACATAAAGCAATAAAACCTCTGAACCAGCTTAGAATGTTGGAAGATGCTACTGTCATATATACATTGACGCGAGCACCCGAGCGCAGAGTATTCTATATAGATGTGGGTAACTTACCTAAAGCTCGCGCTGAGCAATATTTGCACGAAATGATGGTCCGTCACAAGAACAAATTAGTGTATGACGTCACCACAGGCGAAACCAGAGACGATCGCAAAATGATGACTATGACTGAAGACTTCTGGTTTCCGCGTAGAGAAGGCAGTAGAGGTACAGAAATAGATACGTTGCCTGCAGGTACGGGACTTGGCGATAACGATAATCTCGCTTTCTTTCAGCGAAAATTGTATAAGTCTCTCAACGTACCTACTTCCAGAATAGATAACGACGCCATGTTCTCATTGGGAAGGGCATCCGAAATTTCGAGAGATGAAGTTAAATTCGCCAAATTTATTAGGCGTTTACGTTCGAAATTCTCTGTTCTGTTTGACAAACTCCTTGAGAAGCAACTTATCTTAAAGGGTATAATATCGCCAGAGGATTGGGACCATATACAGAATCGTCTTAGATATCGCTTCAATAAAGACAACTTCTTTGAAGAATTAAAAGAAGCCGAAGTGTTGAGAGAAAGAATCAATTCGCTTAGAGATATAGAAGAACATGTAGGTGTATATTTCTCTAAAGAATGGGTCCGCAAAGAAATCCTCAAAATGAGCGAAGAAGACATAAATACTATGAAAGAACAAATGGAAGAAGAGAGGAAAGAAGAGCCTCCCTTAGCCACTGATGAATTTTAAACCAACTTAAAGGAACAACAGATGAAAAGATTTTCCGAACTAGTAATGGAAGTCGCACAGCCAAAATCGGGCGACGAAAAGCGTTTCAAAGCTAAGCATGTTATCCAGAAAATGGGTCATCCCGAAGCAGAAGAAAGTCAATTCACTTGCGATAAAGATGTCGAGCCTAGGTTAGCTGACTATTCTGCAGGTGAAGACGAAATTGTGTATGAAGAAATGAGTGAAGATCAAATCGAAAAGCGCGACGAAATTGCGGATGCGATCATTAAAGATAGCGGTGCGGATATGAAGAAGCGCTATGGCGATAAGTGGAAAGATGTAGTATATGCTATAGCCACAAAACAAGCCTTGAAAGAAGCACTTGATCCTGTCGGCAAGGAAGATGACGATATCGACAACGATGGTGATGTTGATGACTCTGACAGGTATCTAAAAAATCGTCGTAAAGTAATAACGAAAGCTGTAGCTAATGAAGAAGTGATAGAAGAGGCTTTCAAAAGAGGAAGTATGGAATTAGACGACGGTTCTAATGTAGATATTTCTGCCAAAGATGCGAAACTACTCAACGACCTTTTCAAAGATCTAACACCTAAAAACCAAAAGAGCATGATGAAGGTTCTTAAAACTGATGAAGCAGGCTATGAAGAAATTCTAGGTTTTGCCAAAGAAGCTATGTGAGGAAATGACACATGGCTTTCAGTAAAATAGAGTTAGTAGATAGCGAATGGACATTAATAGGTGACAATGTGGCTAGCATAACATTCCAAAATGTTAGCCAATTTCCTATATATGTTAACTTTAGCGCATCTAATACCGCGCCGGTAGAAGCAGTAGGTCTTGTTTATACCTCTTGGCAAAAAGAGGTCAAAAAGACAGTTACTGATCTGACATACACCTCTACACCTAACTATGTATATGCTAAAGCAATGTCAGGTAGGTCAAGTGTGTTGGTTGAAACTCCTTAACTTATAAATAAAAGAACGTAAGAAAGGAACTACCATGAAGCTCATAAAAGAAATAAACGAAGACGTACAGTATCTTAAAGAGTCATCGGAAGATGGTAAAAAGAACTACTTCATCGAAGGTATAATCATGCAAGGCGACATAAAAAATCGCAACGGGCGTGTATATCCTAAAGAAGTTCTCATCAGAGAAATGAATAGGTACAACGAATCGTATGTCTCAAAAAATAGGGCATATGGGGAACTAGGTCACCCTGAAGGCCCGACAATAAATCTTGACCGTGTATCTCACATGTTCGTAGAATTAAGAGAAGAAGGCCCTAATGTGGTAGGTAAAGCCAAAATAATGGACACCCCTATGGGCAAGATAGTAAAAAACTTCATAGACGAAGGTGCTCAGTTGGGTATCTCATCTAGAGGTTTGGGTTCTATCAAACCTAACAAAAAAGGCATAATGGAAGTACAGAACGATTTTATGTTGGCTACTGCTGGAGATATCGTATCTGACCCTTCTGCACCTGATGCGTTTGTTAAAGGTATAATGGAAAATACCGAATATTATTACGATATAGCTTCCGGAAATTGGATAGCCGAACAAATTGTTGAGGAAACTGTTAAGGCGATAAAAGAATCTAAGAAAATTGACGAATCTGAAGCATTGCGTATGTTCGAGTCTTTCGTCGGTTCCTTGCGTAAAGGGTAAAAAAAGATTTTTATAAATAATTAAGATGAGACAATACACTCAATTAAAGGAGAAGTAAATATGGCTAAAGAAGAACTTGAAGAAAAGTTTGTTTCTGATGATGGCGTGTCTGCTGTAGAAGATCCTGTAACTCCAGAAGGCGGAGAAGCAGACATTGACGGCGACGACGCATCTAGAGAAGAGGCAGAATCGCTAAAAGAAGGCGATTATGCAGACAAAGACGAAGACAAAGAAGAGATGGAAGACGAAGAAATGAAAGAGTCTTTCTCCGATTTGTTTGTCGGCGAAGAACTTTCTGAAGACTTCAAATCTAAAGCAACTCTAGTTTTTGAAGCGGCTGTAAACGAAGCTGTTACGAATAAGACTGCGATTGTAGAATCCGAGTTAAAGGAAAAATACGAAGCTGAGGTTAAGGCACTAACAGAAAAGTTTGATGTCGATCTCAACGAAGCTGTCGACTCGGCTATTTCCGACATATCTGAGAACCTCAATTCTTACCTAGACTATGTTGTTGAAACATGGATGGAAGAAAACAAACTTGCTATCGAAAGCGGTATAAAAGTCGAACGTGCCGAAAACATGATGGAAAGTTTGAAAGAGCTATTCTATGAGCACAATGTTAAAATTGACGAAGAAACAATCGACGTTGTTGCAGAGATGGAAGCTCAAATCAATGAGGCAGAAAAAGTAACTAACGCCGCACTCAAAGAGAAATTGGCACTAGAAGAAGAAATCCAGAGCCTTAAAGCCGAGATAGCATTTGACACCGTTTGCGAAGGTCTAACAGACACCCAGGTGGACAGAATGCGTGTATTGGCAGAAAAGCTAAATGCTTCTGACGCCGTCGAATATGCTAAAGACTTAAACACCCTTAAAGAATCATTCTTTGCTTCGGACAAAAAAGTAATCGTAGAAGAAGCAGACGATGAATTAGAAGAAATCGAAGAAGCAGTTAAGCCTTCGAAAATGTCTGATTATGACGGTGTAAACGCACTGGCAGAAGCTATCCGTGCTCGTACGGCTAGAGAAAAATAAGAATTTATAAATAAACGTGATAATTAATTTACAAGGAGATAGAAATGGATAACAACTCTATTGTTAACAAGTGGCAGCCAATTCTTGAGCACGAATCTTTTGATTCGATCAAAGACTCTCACAGAAAAAGCGTTACCGCCACTATTCTAGAGAACACTGAAATCGCTCTTAAAGAAGATCCTACTTCCGCAAGAATGACTTCTTTGATGGAAACAACTAACGTTTCTGGCACTGGTGGTTTTAGTAGCAGCGCAACAGCAACTGGCCCAACTGCAGGTTATGACCCTGTGTTGATAAGCTTAGTTCGTCGTTCCGTGCCTAACCTAATCGCATACGACATCGCAGGCGTACAGCCAATGACTGGCCCAACTGGCTTGATCTTTGCTATGCGTTCTAAGTATGCTAACACACCTGCAAACAACGCAACTTGGACCGAAGCAATGTACAACGAAGCAGATACTGACTTCGCAGGTACAGGCACTATGGAAGGCACTACTGGTACAGCAGCTACTGCTAACACTGGTACTGGTATTGCTACTGGCGACGCAGAAGCACTAGGTGTTACTGGCGGTACAGCGTTTGCAGAAATGGCGTTCTCAATCGAGAAAGTAGCTGTGGAAGCTAAGAGCCGCGCGCTTAAGGCAGAATACACTACTGAACTAGCTCAGGACTTGAAAGCGGTACACGGTCTAGACGCCGAAACTGAACTTTCAAACATCCTAGCAAGTGAAGTTCTTGCAGAAATCAACCGTGAAGTTGTTCGTACTATATACAACACTGCGGTAACAGGTGCTTCTGAAGGTACAGCAACTGCCGGTGTATTTGACTTAGACGTAGACGCAAACGGTCGTTGGAGCGTTGAGAAGTTTAAAGGTCTTATGTTCCAGATCGAGCGTGAAGCTAACGCTATCGCAAAAGGAACACGCAGAGGTAAAGGTAACATAATCATTTGTTCGAGCGATGTTGCATCGGCTCTACAGATGGCAGGCGTCCTAGACTATGCTCCTGCTCTTAACAGCAACGCATTGAACGTAGACGACACAGGCAACACTTTTGCTGGTGTTCTAAACGGTCGCTTCCGTGTTTACATTGACCCATATGCGGGTGCTAACTACATGGTAGTAGGCTACAAAGGCGCAAGCGCATTTGATGCAGGTCTATTTTACTGCCCATACGTTCCGCTACAGATGGTTCGTGCGGTTGGTGAAAACACATTCCAGCCTAAGATCGGCTTCAAAACACGCTACGGCATGGTTGCGAATCCGTTTGCACAAGGTGCTGACCAAGGTTCTGGCGCACTAACAGCGAATACTAACCAATATTACCGCCGCGTTAGGATTTCCAATCTTATGTAATTGTTAACACTGTTAACTAGTTTTAAGGGCCGGGTAAAACCCGGCCCTTTTTAATGTCAACTTTTCTGTATTTATTTTCTTTTACATTAGGCTTAGTATGCAAACCTTTATAAATAGTTGTGTAGGTCGCGAAATATACAGTTTCCACCTACTCTAACATCCACAAAGAAAAAGGAAAAGATATCAGCATGTCAAATAAAAATTTAACGGGGTTTGTGTATTTATGGTATGACGCGAAGCAGAAAAAGTTCTGTATAGGGTCTCATATGGGTTCTTTAGATGACGGGTATGTTACGTCTACCGGGTATATGATGCGAGCATATAAATCGAGACCTGAAGATTTTAAGAGGAAGATATTATACGAACATTATAGCGCCAACGTAAAGGAGTTGCGTAATAAGGAGCAGTATTTTCTCAATATGATAAATGACGACGAATTGGAAGGGATGCCTAACTGTAGGTATTACAATATGAAGAAAAACGCTGAGGGTTTATCTGGTGTTGTTGCTTCTCGGATAAGACAGGCATATTGGGACGATGACGAAAGAAGTGCGGAACAAAGGAAACGGGTTAGTACAATGTCAATGACTTATAAGCCAAACAAAGGCAAATCTACTTGGAACAAAGGAAAGGTATGTCCATCCATATCAGAGGGAAGAAAGAATGGCAAAAAGCCATATGTTCCTACTGAAGTGCGATCATCTAACACAAAGCGCGCATGGGAAGAAGGCGCGTATGATAATAGACCCAAGCCAACAAAAGAGCAAATAGAGCGGGGTTTAGAAACTAGACGTTTAAATGGTAACGACAAACATTCTGAGGAAACAAAGGAAAAGATATCAAAGGCGTTAAAGGGTAAGGTTAGGAGTGAAGAGCATTCTCGAAAAATAGGCGAAGCAGCTAAAGAAAGACAAAAGACTCCGCTAACATGTCCTCATTGTGGGCACGAGGGTAGGTCGCCTAACATATATAGGTTTCATTTTAAGAATTGCAAACACTGTTAACTAGTTTTAAGGGCCGGGTTTTACCCGGCCTTTTTTATGTCAACTTTTCTGTATTTGTCCATTCCCAAACAATGTTGCCGCAGTCAAAATACATTCTATAGCCGTTGTTTAGCATATTTTCTCTTTCCGACAAATTCGAATCAAAGTTTTTGAGTTTTGCTTGAAGTTTATGTTTTTGAAACTCTATCCTACTAAAAGTCGAGTTGCCGTCAGTCCAGCGGTAGCCTGGCGGGGTGGTGTCTTTTAGAGTCATTCCTATTTTCCCGTATACGTTACCCTCTCCGTATTGCCTGTCGGCATAACACAATATAGACTTTGGTGTGTATAAACTCAAAAAGTGATTGAACAATCTGGAAGCACCACCTACAACAGATGTATTTTTAGCACTACATAATCGAATAAGCTCATACTCGTAATGCCTATTGTATCTGGGTTTTGAGAAGCTCATGACTTGCACAAGTTCGTCTTTGTAAAACAAACCCAACTTTATCGAAGCAACAGCAGTGCCATTGATGTGGTTATTGTTGCAGAAAATTCTATACTCGGATGGCGTTATGGGACGCACTTCGCATTTCCTAGCAAACACTCTGTTTGGCGTAGCGCCTAAATGGTTACGTATCATAGACTTGACCAACTCTTGTTTGGTTTCCCATTTTTCTTGTGTTATATGAATGACTGAAATGCCTTTCTCTAAACACCCCAGTGTTTTTTCTAGGTGTTTGTTTGTGTTGGACTTTTTTGTATCGGATACACTGTGCCAATAAAGTCCATTCACTTCTATAGCGAATTTGTATTCAGGAATGTATATGTCTATTTCTTTGCCGCTAAGGATATTTCTGTCATGTGATTCGACCACAATATCCGGAAATTCGCTTAATAAGAATTCCTTTATCTTTCTTTCTACAGATGATTCGTTTGAGTGCGGTTTTATTTCTATGCCGTGATGTGACGACAGATAACTAGTAACTGTGCCATAATATACACCTAGCTCTTCTGCTATTTCTACTGAAGATTTTGACGAATATTCATTCTCTAGCCATTCTCGATCCAATAGCTTCTCAAGCGCCTCGGGATTCGACTTTTCTAATTTCGATTTGGAAAGAATTGTTTTTATCTCGGGGCGTTGGCTATTGGTCTCGTACCCGTATTTTTCGAGCATAGTCTTTTTCTGTTTAGCGACCTTCGCCTTTTGGTCTACTTTAGACGTCCTTCTTTTCATAGATTGAGAATCAGAATAATAACATTTAATACAACAGTAGTCGCTGTCTATTCTTTCGTGCTCTTTGTTGCAGATAACACAAACTTTCTTCCCATTCAAGTCTGCTTTTAAGAAAGCAATCCTGAGCGAAAGATTGCTACCCTCACTCAGGAAACCGGTTTTATTTAATACCTCATTATATAGGTCAAGATGAAGGTTGCGGAGAACCTTCATCTTGAACTGTTTCTTATTAGGTATTAGCTCTTCTACTTTGTTTGCTAATTCTATATTGTTCAAATTCCCTCACTTCCAGCGAGAACTCAATGCCACAAAGCCTCGACCTTTGCCGGTCAGTTGTGCTACCAGTTTAGGTCGACCACGCCCTTCGGTCACTTTTACCGGCTTGAATTCCACAAAGCCTTTGTCTTCGAGTTTCTTGAGTAGAAACGTACTAGGTTGGTCACTGGTGCCGACAGTTTTCAGTGCTTTGGCGATAGCTTTGCTAGTTGCGAATGTTTCTTTACGACCAAGTTTTGCCATTTTTCGTGTCCTTGTGTTTAATTTATAAAACTAAGTTAAACTACGATAGAGAGTCATTCAACATCTTTATTGCTATATTTTGGCCATACGAATGAATTTTCGTAAACTTCGGAGAAGGGCGTTGTGTGAAAGAAGGCTCTAAAATCGATACCTATCTCTACATTATCGGCAGTCATAGTCCAAAAGTGTAAAGGCCCAATTTTGAAGGAAGGTAGGCGTTTTGCTCTGGCTAAACTTGGCGAGAATCCTACTTGAGGTTTCGCAAATTTAAAAGGAACGAAATCTAACTCTGCCCTGTAACCGAACATAGCAACAAATACTCCGATGCTTAGATTTTTCCATTTTCCCATCTAATGCCTCTTAGTAAAGTTTCTATGAGTCTTGAGTCTGTTTTGAAGTTGTATATCGGTATGTTATAGTCTTTAGCTATGCGCATAGCTTGTCCTGTCCCGCCTGATGCTTTGCCGTTTTTGGTCCAACACAAAACAAATTCTACAGGGCTTTTTAAGTCTGGGCCCAAAACTTGATAAGCATTGCGAGACATTAACATAAACGCTTTCTCACTCAATCTTTTGGGGTTGGGGTGGTATTTAGACACAAACTCTTTCGCTTCTTCTGGAACTACATAATCCAATCCGTTTTCGAACTTGCCGTTAAACCCATCCCAGGGTAACCATATTGTTTTGTTTGTGGCACCTTTTTCGAAGGCTTCGTCAGCACCTTCAGCACCTCCAGAATAAAGGGAATAGCCATATTTCGACAAAAATTTAGACGTTGCTTGCATAGTCTCTATGACTTTATATGGCGTTTCCCTAGATCCTATTCCGGCGTAGGTTTTATTCATTTTCTTTTGTTTTGTATTCTTGGCCGTTTGTCCTGATGGCCACGATCGAATCTGTTTTAAACGTTCGAATAACCACTTTATTTTCTAGACCGCCTTGTCCCTTTTCGGTTTTTTCGGTATCTACCCCCAAACCTTCGATTTCATCTTTTTCGATGGGTTCGCCATCCAGAAAATATTCTGTTTTGCCTGGGCTAATGTAAATAACCTCTAGGTAATGGTTATCTTTGTGTTCGATAAAGGGGGTTCCTTTAATTCGAGTGCCCCAGGCGCGGGGACCTACTGTAAAAGATTCGGGGTCTTTTCCTTCTTCTTCTAGCCGACGCTTAACCATAGCCTCATATGGACTTCCGCTTTCTGTAGCGAAAACCATAGTATTTGCGCCAGTTGTAATTTTGGTGACCCTGCCCTGCATCGGGTTCTTTTTGCCGCCCTTCAATTTTACCTCGGATTTGGTGTCAAGTCCGATGAACGATCCGCCTTTGACAGATTCGAGTGCTTCTTTAATTTCGTTATAATTCATTGCATTATCCTACAAATTTCTTGATTGCGTTCAGGACTCGCTTATTTCCGCCACTTTTATTCATAACAAACAAACCAGATTTACTTGCACTCAAAGCACCGATACCTCCGCCGTCAGTGCCCCAAATACTTCCTGGTCTTGTTTGTGGCAAGATGCTCAGGATGCTGTAATACTCTGAGTCTGCCGACACGAAAGATTCTTTATCGTCGACTTTAATGTTTTTTGTGATTGTCAGTACATCATTCCTAACATCAACAGACCATCCCATCTCGTTAGCGGTATTTACAAGTTTCTGTGCTGTTGCTTTAGACATGTGTGTCTCCTTTTGCTTAACTTAACATAGGGAGACACACATGTCAACAACATTTAACTCATGCCGAGAGCTTCTTTATACATCTCCAGAATTGCTTCTTCTTCGCTGATGTCATTCTGGTCACGTTTACGAAGTGCGATAATTTTACGAATAGTTTTAGTATCGTAGCCTCGAGATTTGGCTTCTGCCAATACTTCTTTCTGTGTTTCTGCAATATCTTGCTTCTCAACAGCCAGGCGTTCGTACCGCTCGACAAATGAGCGAAGTTCTTCTGCTGCTACACGGTAGCTGTTTTCGTTAGTGTTGTCCATTTCAATATTCTCCATAATAATTAAAGTGCTTTCCATTCTCCGGTTACAGGGTCAGAAACACACACGGATCCTGCAACTGTTTCTTTAGTTGGGTTGGGGTTAAGTCGCCTAATAAATCGACTACCTGACCACTCTTCCCAATATTCGTATTTCGATTTAATCCTATCGACCTTTTCCGAGTCGACCAAATTAAAAACTGCTTTCAGCATCGGTATTTATCCTAGTCTTGTTTTTCTTTTTCGGGCACAAAGCTAAGCAATGCGTTGAATATAGTCGAAAAACCTGCAAATCCTGCGATAAGTGCATAACCGCTAACATACACTGTTACTGTAGAAGCCAACACAACCGCGCTTTGCAAAAATGCCAATCTTTTAGGTATCTGACTTTCTACGTCTATACTTCCCCTGTTGTAAGATATAACAAACAATTCTAGCATTGTCAATGCAGAATTCGTCAATATTAGTGCGATTAACAGATAAACAGCCCACAAAAAACCATAACCCACCAACACCATAAATATTACCTGCACAAGAGCAGAAAAAACCGTTATTGTTTCGTTTGTATTCATCTTACCAATGTCACCTTTTCGCTAGCACGCGTTAGTGCTGTATAAAGCCATTCTCTAGATTGTTCTCGGAAAACATTACTTTCGTCAAAAATCATAACATTTTCCCACTGAGATCCTTGTGATTTATGTGTAGTCAAAGCGTAACCGTAATCGAATTGCTGTGTGTCTTTCAGTATTCGCCAATCTACAGTATTAGGATCACCGTTAAAGAACTCATCTCGAACCTTTACAGATATAGCTGGTCTGTTAGGGAAATCTTCGCTAGTAACCGGAATAAGAGTACACCCCTTCTTCGACCTTGCGGGCATACTATCGGCAGAAACATTGAATATACCACCGTTAAAAATGCCCATAGTATTATCGTTTCTAAGACAAACCAACTTATCGCCTTTCAAAGGAAAAACTCCCGGAAAGCCTTTGTGGGCTCTGACAAATTTGTTGAGCGAAATTCGAGTGTTATTCTTCCCTACTAAGATTTGATCCGCTTGAATAATATCACTTTCAGTCACTTTGCCAATAGAAGCGACTCTACTTTCGCCATAAGTTCCGACGTCAATTGACATGCCTTCTCTTACTCTAGTTGCTAGGTATAGTACAGGGTTATCTTTGGCTTGCCGGTGAATTTCTGTAAGTAGAAAATCTGGTTCGGCATTGGTGAAAAAACCGGTACCTTTCACGGGGGCCAGCTGGGCCGGATCTCCAATAACCAGAATAGGCTTCCGAAAAGACATAATGTCTTTGGCTAACTCCTCATTCACCATAGAGCATTCGTCAATCACTACGATGTCAGAATACTTAATCGGACTGTTTTTGTTGATGATAAACTTTACACTACCATCAGCTTTTTCTTCCGTCTTGTATATTAGACTATGGATAGTAGACGCACCGCGACAACCTTTTTTGGCCATCATCAGTGCTGCTTTACCTGTAAATGCGGCATAGACCACCTTTGTTTCTGTATTGTCTGCTAGATACTTCGCAATAGTAGTCTTGCCGGTTCCTGCGTAACCAAACAGCCTAAATATCTGCTTCTTTTTCGAAAGATGCTTTAGCCAATTGGTCACTTCAGCAATTGCTTTGCCTTGTTGTTCTGTTAAATTCATTATGCTCCGATTACTTTCTTTGCGGCTTCTCGATAGGAGAGGCCCATTTCATAATATTTTTCGACTTTTTTGATGAAACTAGGTACTTCTTTGAGAGCAGGGGGTGTGACACCAAACACTTTCAGCGCTTCTACCAATGCTGCTTTCGCGTCGGAGACGTAGTTCTGTTTATACCCGTAGTCGTTTTTAATGTCTTCAATCAGAAGACCTTCGGCAGGAAAGCTCCAGACCGGAATGTCAATTTTCTCGGCAAACTCTTTAGCGTATTCTGCCCAAAGACCGTCTGTGGTCATTTGGCGGACGAACTCTTTATCGTGGGTCTGTTCGAATTCTTGCGCCACAAATGCCGCATCGCGAGGATCTTTAAATTTTCCGATAGTGTACATGCTCCAAACATTTTTTCCGCGATACGCTGCCCGGGCATACGCGTTATACACACCGCGCTTAAGGTCAACAGAAGTGTTACGGTACGAGTTAAGAGTGTTGTCTGCGGGTGAAAGTTGAAGTCCGTTACGATCATACATCATAGTGTTTTATCTCCTTGTGTATGCCATAGTTATAAGTGAACTTCTTTAGTGTGTCTACACCTTTTTAATGGATATTGTACGCCTCGCCTGACACCAACTGTTCGCATTGATTCCAGTCGATATCTTCTACCTTGTCCCCTGTGGTGCTGTCTATGACAATACCTATAGAAGCTACTTCTAGTTCATCTAACATTCCGGTGTACGAAATTTGTTTGACTTTCATAAATAAATCACAGATACTCGTTCCGTAGATTCCAGTATCTAGAGTAAACCCTTTATTGTTAGCACCATCGGGGTATTCTTCGAAGAATGTAAACGTGAGACAATATTCATTGACGCCCTTGTGGTTTGTAACTATGGCGTCCATAATAACGTATTTGTGTTCATTCACACTAATGAATTGCATAGTATCTCCTATTATATGCCTCTTACTTTTTTGTAATAGTTTCTTGCTTCTACCAGACCGTCAAGATATTCGAACGTACCTTGTCTAAACACTAACGGATTTCCGTCATCTACAGACATGATGATAGCGGATTGCTTAATGGCGACACCTGTTCTTTCGTAAAATGCTGCAGCATAAAATGCGGCTTGCCTAAAGTAGTCGGTTATCCATTCTCTCTTTTTCTCTTTTCGAGATGTTTTGAAGTCGATGACAGACAACACACCGTCAAACTCTGCTATGCAATCCACTCTACCCGCAATCTTAAATCTGTCACTGTAAAGAGGAACTTCTTGAGCCCATATGTTATCGACAGATCTATCTAGTATGGGCTTTATGGAATTGAATGTGAACATATTGACCGGCATCGCACCTTGTGCCCAGTCCGGTTTATTATTCAGGTAATCTTCGGCCATTTGGTGAATAATAGTGCCTCTGACGCCGGCCTGTCTTAGGACTTTATCTGCTTCGGCACTACCAACTCTTTTACGCCATTCGTCTAACCCGTCTTTAGGTTTAGCACCAAGGACAGTCGTTATAGAAGGATAAATATTTCCTTCTGGCGTTATGTATACTCTTCCAGTATCCTTAGTTTCGCACTCTAATTCAGGCAAAGAAACTTTATTGGGTACGTGTCTAAACATATCAACCTGCGTATGCTTGGGCTGATCCTGAGGTAATAACCTCAGAACCATACCCATCGCCTTTTCTTCCTATGCCGAGACCTTCCACGAAAACCTTCGAAGAAAACGTAGATAGAGCAACAGTGTGAGGCACACAAACCGCCCCAGAGGGTACAGTATGTACGGTGTTGGTGTCGCCTTCTCTGACAACGCCTATACCGTTAACAAAGACCTTAGCAGAGCAAGTGTCCGTTGTTGTCGTACTGTCACACCCGTGTCCTGTAGAAACTGTGTCTGTTTGGTTTCCTCTAGCTATCTCGGGCATATTCTTCTCCTTATATTACCACGCCTGCTTTTTCTTTGGCTTTTATGTAATCTTTAACAAGACCAGACCTAACAATATCATCGCAGGTAAAATTTACCCTTTCGAAACTAGGGACATCTTCCAATATACGCATAAAGACAGATAGACCCGACTTATCGTGTTTAGATTTTATTAGGTCATCCTGTGCTGTATCTCCACAAAACAAGATTTTACTATTCTTGCCGACTCTTGTTATTACTGTGTCTAGTTCATGTGCTGACATAGACTGGCATTCGTCGACTATAACAATAGCATTATCGTATGTTAAGCCTCTGATGAATGATGTGGTTGTAAACGAAACAATTTTCTTCTTCTTTAGTATTTCGTGCGCATCGCCCCTACCGAACAACTCATTAACAAGACCAACATATGGTGCCTCGTAATAAGCCTCTTTCTCTTGACCGTTTCCTGGCATGAAACCTTGGTCTCTAGTCTGGACAGCCGAGCGAACTATTACGACTTTGTTATATTCGCCCCCTTCAAATACATCTTTAAGTGCTAAATAAAGCGATAAGAAAGTTTTACCTGTCCCCGCACTGCCGTGCAGTACGATGTTTTTTCCGCTATCGTAAAACTCGAATACTTTTTCTTGATTCTTTGTAGAAGGGAATATCTCGCACATTCCAAAATTACTATTTAGAATACACTTTGCTCCGCGCTCTACTTGTTTTTTTGATTTGCGTGAACGGCGTTTTGATGACATCAATACCTCATCTGTTTGTTTAAGTTTCTATGGTTGACCCCGCATGAGCTGATTTTGCTTTGTGGAGAACATCACGAAAATTTGAATCGGTCTTATGTACACCGATTCTAACCGGGTCACAGATTCCCGGAAATTTCTTAAACTGTTGTATTATATGGGTATTTTCTGACAGGTACGACTCTCTTTCGGCCATACTCAAAACTATTTCAAATTCTTCACCTGTTTCGGTGTTCTTCATTGAATATATAGGCATAATAGTCCTTTGCAAAAATTTATTCTACAAAGTTATTTATAATGCCTATAAGGGTAGGTTATTAGACCTACCCTATATTTTAAAACGTGGCTTCGTCCTTAACCATTTGGTAAATTTCTTTCCAAGAGTTTACCCTACTCACTTCGGGATATAGAATGTCATCTTGATTCCAAAGTTGTTTCATAAGTACGGGCCTAAGCCCATGCTTAATTCCCATATGTGCAGCTTCAGAAAGATCTTCAACCCACAAACAAGAGGTATCTTTGTAATCTTCCAACACACCATCTTTAGCTTCGGAATTGTCTGTCAATACAATCTTTTCAAAAACACCTTCACCGAATAGCCTATCCAGGTTTTCTCGCCTGTACTTGTAATTTTCGGATGTGGGAGACAAAGCGGTTATTCCGTGGAATACATAACCAAACTCTTCGTGCAACATGCGAATGTATTTTACCGCATCTCGCAATGGTTTAATGTTCCCGACCCTAGGGCCGTTGTTGTGGTCATCCACCAACCTTTTAGAAAGCTCGGGAGAAATGCCATACCGCTTATGGATGCTATATTGGTCATATACCACACATTGCAAACCGTTCAGGGTAGCTAGTTGGTCAAAACTATGCACCCAATTAAGTACAACACCGTCGATGTCTGTTAAAATAACATCCTCATACAAATTACGTCTCATTCGGTATCCTCATCAAAACCGTAACGATCCTTATTCTTATCTCGACGTTTATCTCTTCGAGATTTCAATTTGTCGTTTTTACGGCGAATATTCTCATCATCGTCGCCCCATTCGTCTTCAAATTCTGTACGAAATTTGCGATAAGATTTTTTAGCCACTTTTTTCCTCATTAGCTACTTCTTCAATTAGTCCCGGGTACGCTTCATTAATAACACTTTTAGGCAAACCCTTCAAGGCTTTTTTTGTTATCATCGCACACAAAAGTTTCGCGTCTCTTTTATCCACATCTTGAAGGAGAGAGATAAACAAAGACTCCCGCTTCAATTGGTTGAGATTGTCGTAGCCGCCACCTTCTACGAATATACGAAGACGACGTGCTTCTTTATACATCATGCCTTCAATGTCGTGGAATTCTGAAGGCTTATATGGGGGCGGAGTATCGGGGATAAGAAATTTAATATTCTTATCGTACATATATTTCAATACGATTCGAATGGCTTGGTTGTCCCATTTTTGTAGCCATTCGATCTTGTCTTTGCGGTTTTTCATCTCGGCTGCCTCGAAAACGATTTCGCCTATAGATTTTTTAGCCACTGTTAAAAGTCTCCTATATCTGTAAGTAGGTTCTTGAGTTTCTTCGATACAAAATAACTGAACAATTTATCCCTGCCAACTACTTTTTGGTTTTTGTATTCTTCGATAATTGCATTATAGATGTCTTCAGGTATCATAGCCAGATCGATCATCAGTTTATTTCGGTTATAGTTTTTAAGAATTGTTTCGTCGGTTATGTTGCTAGGGTCGCCGTATTCTTCGATTCGCTTTTTGGTCATTGGTTTCATGCGAACACCTGCGACAATACAGTCATCGGAAGAAAGGATATTAGGTATACCGTCTCCTCTGTCACCTTTCAGAACGTGTTCCACAAGGTACTGGTCGGGGTCCGAGTTAGTCAACCACCTGTTGCGAATATTGTCGTATTGGTTGACATTAGAATATTTCTGCAATTGAATGTAGTCTTTATCACTAGAAACAATCAATATCTTTTCTTGCCCGTCTCCTAGCAACGCACCGTATTCGTGACATAGAGCCCCTATGCAGTCATCTGCTTCTGCATTCTCAAAGTGCAGGACTTTATATGGGAAGAATTCTATAAGTTCATTTCTGACATTATTTAGAGCAGAAAATACATGCTCCCAGTTTATTTCTGATTCTTCCCGATTCTTTTTTCTGGAGGCTTTGTAGTAGGGAAAATAGCTTTTGCGCCAAGAGTTTCTACCATCTGCGCATATAACAAGATTTCCGTATTCGTTTTTGAATTTGTTGTTTATGGCTCGGATACTGTTAAGTATCATATGCCTAAGAAGGTCTTCGTCAACATCCACATCATGGTGATTACCTATAGATGCAAAAAGAGTTGCTATAACCACCTGATTATAGTCTACTAAAATCATAATATTTCTCCGTTAAGGTATTTCTTCACTAAGGTAATCTAGGACCTCGTCTATCAATGCTCTATGGTCATTTATTTCCACAACGTTGTCTGCTAGATCACTTACCTCATGTTCTTGACCTATACACCTCATACATATAGATTCAATGACACCGAACATCAACATCAAATTCGCTGCCACTTTAGGGTCATCAAAAGACATACCCTCTTTAAGTATTTTTTCCACAACCCCGAAAGACAAATCTTCGGCTACCATCCTGGCGTATTCGGTTCTTTTTTCTGCAACTTTCGAAGTTATCTCTTCTTTAGTTTGAGGAAGTGTATCTTTTTTTAATTTTGGGAATATAACTACATTATCGCTCATAAACATCCTATTTGTTGTTGGTAAAATTAGTCAGATCATACGAAGAGACAAGTATCAATTCCAGTTCTGTAAGAATTTTATAACACAAATCAGTAACGTCTATTAACGGGTCTAACCTAATGCCGGCTACGAACCTGTCCATAAAAATATACTCTTTATTCAACAGTGTAGCTATATTAAGCGATTCTAGATATGTTTCCATATCATAAGGGTTTTCTAAAAAAATTTTTTTGGTTTGTGCCATGGTATTCCTTATAACTGGGAATAATAATTACTCCCAGTTATTTATGCAACCTATGCCGTTACTAATTCTGAGACACCCCTTCGAAAGGCTTCGTCCCATTCATCTTGGGTGACACCGACCAAAATAAATTCTCGATCAGAATCGCTCAAGTATGGCATAGCATCATAGATCGAAAACCCACTTTGCCATTTTGCAACATCCACAGGATCCACATTGATGTACTTTGTCCGAGTCAGACCCGAGATTGCGCTTTTTCGCGTAATTTTCATTATTATTCCTCAAAGTGTACCATTACCGCAATCGCTAATATTGCGATCTTCAAATGCTTTGGCTAGATCTTCGTAGCCGCCTATGTGTTCTCCGTACCACCAAATTTGCGGTACGGTTTTGGTGTCAGGTTTTTTCGACAGAAGTTCTTTCTTCAATTTTTCGTCCAAACTTACATTCTTATAGATGTATTTTAAGCCATAAGAATCACATAAGTTCTTGGCTCTGTCGCACCAAGGGCAAGAGTCCTTACCATAAATTTCTATCATTTACGCACTCTTTACTTGATTCTTTGCTTTGTAAGAACCCCAATGTTCGTTAGCGCGAACCCTAATGAACTTCTTGTTCGTTTCGCTTTTATCTGGGTTTTCGATAGTAAGCCAAGGGTTTTTGCCTTTTTGCCAAGCCGCCTTAAGGTCTAGCCATTTTTGAATCACAGTTCGTTGGGCACGCATATCACGAAGTGTAGATTTTTTCACATTACTGTGAATTCCTGCAGACACTTCGCCCTTCGATTTACCGCCTTTTTTCGCCATTATATTGCTCCTTCATTTACTTTCATTTTTCCAGCCGTAGTGTTTTCTACAGCGCCAATATGTCCAACTCATCATACAGTGGTCTTCTTGATCGAACAACACGTAAAACATATAGTCTATAATGCATACAATATTCCATTTACCATCTCGCTTCCTGCCATACATCCTAGCGGATAACGTTTGGTTACTATAACCTCCCGTTATCACGTTTAACAATACAGAAAGTGCTATTCCGATTCTTTCGAAATACATGAATATTTTGTTGCCCACTCCAACCTCCTAAGCCTTTTAATTATTTATAGGCTAGAAAGGATATATTCCCATTTTTCTTTAGCTTTTTTTGTGTTGAATCTATAGTCTGCTATGTTTTTTACCCCGTCGTTGCTAACACCATGTGTTTTTATATGCTCTATACACCGTTGTAAAGTGTTGAAAAGTTTATTCGCGTGAATATTATGGTCTTCTTCGTAAGAGTACATACTAGTGATGCCACCAGATGTTTCTGGCAAAGCGCCGTAGGAAGAATGGACACAAGACAGACCTGCCGACATGGCTTCTATTAGACACAGGCAAGATGTTTCTTGCCACATAGACGGATAAGCAAAAACGTGACATTCCTTCAATTCTTCTCGGATTTGTTCGTTAGGTACAGATTTAGAATACACAATGTCAGGGTGCGATTCAAGTTTTTCGAAAAGATCTTTGAAAGGCTTATCGCGATCTTCCCACCCATACAAATCAAACGACGAGAACACTCGTAGCTCAAGCTCGTTAGGATATAGTTTACTAAGCGCATCAAATACGGGATATAGTATAGCCAGACCCCTATGGGGCGTAGAGAAGTAAACTAGTCGTATCTTGTCATTTGGCTTAGTGTGGTTATCTATAGGATCTATAAAATTTTCTATGACTACACCGTGAGAGTAAGGGACTCCCAGGTATAGATTGAACATTTCTTGTTGCCAGTGAGACACAAAAACAATCTTATCGTATTCTTGCCACCCACCATCTTTCAGGTGAGACACAGCAGGGTCTGTCGCAAGATCATGAGCCCAGAGAATTTGTTTCTTCGTGTCGTCCTTTGACGTTGTTCTGGACAAATGTATTTGGTATTGTGACATCATATCAGGGTCGATGATACCAACAAGTCGTTCTGCTAGGAGTTCGGTCCCACCCCTAGCGTTTTTAGTCATATCATCGTGTTCTAAAACACCGCCGGTAATTCTACTGCCCATTATCCATATGCCTTATGTGCTACAGCCCTAAACAGCTCAAACCTTTCGAGTTCTGACTGCGCATTTAGGTATTTCTCAACCATAATATCTGCAACATTAGCGGAAAAATCCATAGAGGTTTGAGGGTCACTATCTACCTTATTAGACTCGATGAATTCTGACAATGTTGCGTCGTTGACGCGCATAAGTCGATCATATGTGGGTTTATCTAGATAACTCTTAGTTCCCAGTTTGTGGATATCAAGCAGGTCTCGTTTGCGCCATTTGAATACAGTGCTTTCGTCAATTCCGCGTTCTTTGGCGAAGTCTTGAACAAGGATATAATCTTTATGTTTAGCAAATGCCGAATAGACATCTTTTACATTATCGTTATTAACGAATAGCCCTTCTTGTTTTTTGCTGAAAGGCAGTTTTGCGTCATACAAGATTTCCGCCATTTCGGTTTGAGAAACATCCAAATCTCGACATAGCTTATTGATACAAACTCCGCCTCGTTTGGGGCGACTATTTCCGATTAGACCTGTTTTCTTTGCGCCGTCAATGACTTTATTATATGTATCCGAGGTAATATAATAATTGTTTCCCATCTTAATCGTGTCGATGAATCCTTTGTCTTTTTTCTCATATGCCCATCGTACACTTTTGCCTGTGATCCCAGCAACTTCTCGCGCAAGATCAGAAAAGTTGACCAATTCGATTTTCTTTTTCGCCACACTCATTATGATTTTTCCTTTTCCTTTTCCTTGGCATCGATATATCCGTCTGTCCAATATTTTTGGTACTCGTCGTCTTCATACGGACAATCGGAAAGCACAAGACCAAATTTCCAGGCTGCGACACCATCTTCGTAAGCTATACGCTTATCCATATTCACTCCTTAATTTCTTTATAAGATATTTTTCGCTCGACAATCTTGTGATGGTGGGATGATTTGGATTTCATCCTGACAATTTCTTCCAAAGATTGAGAACGATAAATGAGAACAGACTCTTCTCCTCGAATAACATACAACTCATAGTCTGTTTTGTCTATCAAAATTTAAGCTCCATTGCCATTTTCTTTGCCTCGAATGCACGATCAATAGTATCTGTTTCGTCCTTGTCGTCTCTAAATTCGATGAATCTAGGATGCGACAAAGCATAATGGTCGCTGCCAGAACCACGCGTGATATCGTTACAACGAACAGTCATTACCTTACCTATAATTTCTTGACGCCTAGAATTGAAGTCTTTTAGCTGCGCATCGCTAAACCCGCTAGTAGAACCTTTAATCATACCATCGTCAGTCTCGAAAAGTATAGCGCCAAATGTCTTTTCGCGCACAGTACCCGGAGTGCCTTCGCGGAAGCCTGACACACGAACCTCGATCTCAATGTCGAGTTTCATTTTAAGTTGGTGCGGACTTGTGCCATCTTTGAACACACCTCGCTTGTCTTTTAGTACTCCGCCCTCAAGACCAGCATTCATCCATTCGGCGACCCAAACCATTGCTTCTTGTGGGTTATTTACCTCATGCGACTCAATCACCTTAACGTTACTTAGATTTGCAACATCCACAATAGATTTCAGAGTTACGAATCGTGTCGAATACGGCGTAGTAGGCACATTCTTCTTATCTCGAGATTTTGCGGCCACATACTCGTCTTGTTCGACAAAATCCCAAACATGGAAGATGATCTTGTCGTGTGGCGGAGTGTCCGAATTAATCATGCCGTTGCTTTCGGCTCTGTTGGTAGTGCCTTCTACAACTAACTCACCAAAATAATACCCAGAAGGAGCCTTCGAAAGCTGACTTTCGAGAATTGGGTATTCATAAGTGATTCCCGAGCGAGATGTGAATGATACTTTACCGTTCTCAACAAGAGCTTCTCGATATGTACCGTCAGCTTTCAGTTGAATAACAGCAGGAAACTCGATCTTTTTTGTGGATTTTTTGTCGAATAACCCACAACGCATATATGCCGGCTTAACGATCAAGTTTTTCATTACTTTATTGATTACGGTGCGACCTACATTTACTTTCAGGTCTCTGTTAAGTACACCTTTAACAATAACGAAATCATCGTGACTCAAAGAATTTAGAGTGTCGAATGTTGCTTCGATGGCTGCGTGTCCTGTCAATTCTCGAGTCGCCAACTTTTGCTCTAGGAAATCTAGAGCATCCCCCAGAGAACCGTTACCGTTAAAGGAGAAGTCCTCGTCCTTCCAATGCGTGTTAAAAGACACACCGTATGTGTATGAAGCGCGATCATAAGCCAACTTCAAAATTCTTTTGGCTAGCTCGTTGTCTTTATATTTCTTAAGGACGTCAATTTTATGTAGGGACGAGTTACTTTCATTCAACTCATTAATTAGTTCTATCATTTATTCCTCATACTTTTTTACTTGTAGGCGTAAAAGATATGCGCCTCGATCTGTGTCGTTTGTGCGTATGCTGTGCGCCAATAAGGTTTCACAGTTTCTACATGGTACATGATAGCACCGCTAGTGGGGTCGTATTCTTTGTGGTACATATCAGCAACGTTAATTGCTATGGCCTTAGCTTTGGCCCAGGCTTTCTTGTCGACAATCTTGTCCGACTTACCATCGCAGTACCAGCTGAATTGACATTTATGCCTAATCAAGTTGCCAGACGAATCTTTCTTTGCTTGGTACACAACACCACAAACAGTGTCTGGATATTTTGTATCATTAACGCGGTTTAGTGTAACCCAAGCAACTGCTTTCTGCCCCTCGTCGCTTTCCGAACGCGCTTCAAAATAGATATTTTTTGCCATACAGTTTAGGCTTTTGTCGCTCAATTCGACACCCATTTCGAAATCTTCATTTGAAGAAGTGTTGGCATAAGCATTTTCTGGGGCAGTAAAATAAGTAGCTACCATGCCCGCCGTAACACCTGCAGAAATAAAGCCTTTAATTGCTGTAGTGATTTTCATTTTTTCACCTGCGTTTGTTTTAATGTTACAAACAAACATAAAACAAACGCAGCCTCTAGTCAACAACTTTCTTGTTAATAATGCAGGGCGAACTTTTTTGTTACATCCAAGTCTTCCGAGTTTTCTTCGCACACAAAAACCCAAGCACCTGTCATCTCACTTGAAAGAAACGATTCTCCGTACCAGTTTTCCCAAGGATATGTAGGGTCTACGAACTCTCGAGAAAAGCACACTTTTTTCACGGTATCTTGAATTTCTTCCCGAGTAGCCGACAAGCATATCGTGGTACCGCAAGTTGACGCGCCTTCTCGCCACTTATGAATCTCACCTAGCAGCTCACCGTATCCGTCTTGACTCTCGATAAACTTAACCCACATCTCGAAATCACTAGCAACATGTGCTGCCTGAGCCGCCAGTTTGCCGGGATTCATGTCCGAGATATCGCTACGCATAATAATGTAAAGAATAGGATCCATTACAGCATCCCCGCTACCATTTTCATATCGACCATAACGCCAAACTTTTCCTTGACAGCTTTCATAACCGCACCTTTGTTTGAAGTGTCGATAGAATCCAAGAACGCCTTAACTTCGGCTTCGCTTGCCATTTTTGGCATAAGTGTCTCGAGCATAAGGAGTTCGTCTTTGTTTGAAAACTCGTTCTCTTTCAGTTTTTGTACTGCCTTTTTGACGTATTGCAGCGCTTCGTCGTCGGTCGTTTCTCGATTTTTTGCTTTGCCGATCTTAGCTACTTCCGACAAGTGAAACACAACCGTCGACGCCAAAGGAGACCGATCTTTACGTAGCTTCATTGACAGATCTTTTAGCTCTTGTTTCATCATTTTCTCCGTTTTCTCTGTTTTCTCATTTTCGTGTGTAATTATACATGACTTTTTGACAACACTATATGTTGTGGTTTTTTGGTGCAAATTCGACTTAAAAACCACAACATATTGTAGCCATTTCAAAAGATTTACTTTTTTCGCACATTCGAGACTGCGACAGTTCTCGCTTTTCTCATGCCTTCTTTGATCTTATTTGGGTTTGTTTCTCCATTCGGGAAAACATCGCCAAATTTAACATCGTTAGCAGCAGAAAAGATATCCACAATCTTTTTCAGGTGACCTACGTTGTTATTTTCGGAACCCAGTCGCCCGCGCTCATCGCAAATGCCTAGGCGCCAAAGAGTAACAACAACATCCGGGTCTCGCCAAGCATCCATATCGGAGAACATCTTAACAAAAGTCTTTGAATTGAGTTCGTCAAGCCGATGCATATACATGTGGTACCGCGTCGCCTTTTTGAGACGGTCTCGCATCTTCGAAGGTACTTTCAGCCTATCGCAAAAAGCATCAACAACAGCAACGCCGTTAACGTCGTGACCGTAATGCCTTGGAAGTTTGTCGCGACTAGTAAGACCTTTTCCGAAATCATGACAAAGAGCAGCCATACGATCCTCTAGACCATACCCCATTTTTGCGGCTTGTGTCAGGACCAACATCGTATGCTCAAATGCGTCACCTTCCGGGTGCCAACGAATAGATTCAAGTGCGGTCTTGAGCCGATAGATTTCGGGGAACACTACATGCAGAGCATCGCACTCTAGCAGAGTGTCGAAGAATAGGCGCGGATGATCCTCCATAAGCGCACGACTCATTTCTTTCCAAACTCGCTCTGCCTGGAGCTCATCCAATACACCCTTTTTGGCCATATTGTAGACCATTTCCTTTGTCTCTGGAGCTACAGTCCAATCGGGCCCAAGGCGAGCCTTAAACCGAGCCAGTCGAAGTACACGAACCGGATCTTCCTGAAATGCATCAGACGTGTGGCGAAGAACTTTGTTGCGAATATCATCTTCTCCGTTAAAGGGATCGATGTATCCTGCATAACCATCTACATGGAATGCGATAGAGTTCATCGTAAGATCTCTCCTCGACAAATCCTCTTCGAGGGTAACATCAACACCAAACTCAGATTCGAAACCCAAGTAACCTTTTCCTGTTTTCTTTTCGCGACGAGCAAGAGCATATTCTTGGCCGCCGTAACTAAAGAAAACAGGAAAGTCTGCACCCACCTTCGTAAATCCCAAGTCTAGCATATCTTCTTGTGTCGCACCAACAACAACATAATCTTTATCTTTAGATGCGACACCCATTAGCATGTCTCGCACCGCACCTCCGACCAAGTAAGTTTTCATCACAGTTCCAATACCTTATTTTCGTAGCAAATGTCCACAGCTTTTACTAGCTCTTTTACTTTGTTTCTGTGTTCTGCCATAATAGCGGGGAGAAATTTGCCTTCGGAAGCATTGCGAGATGCCTCTTCTAATGCCGACATAAGATCACCTTGCCAATTAGCAATCACACTATGGAAATGTCCGGCCGGTTTAATGTCGGCGAGAGCATCTTCGATTTGAATGCGAATGTCGTTGTACATAATGTTAGAAGCAACTTCGACAGGTACAATTGCGAAGGTAACATCTTTACCGCTGTTGACTGCGCCTTTTTCGATTCTGACCAAAAAGTTAAATGTCTCTGTCATCTTGTAACTCCTTTTGTTGTCTTTAACTTAAAGAGTTATTTCGGGCAAGTCAACATCTTTTTCGATTAGGTACTCGGCAAACCACACCTTCGATAAAACCACCTCGATTGGATCTTCTACTAAGATACCGTTTTCAAACTTTCCGGCCATCATAGACATACTTAAATCTTCTTCGACACCCAAAGACACGTCATATACTTCCAACTCGCCATAACTAGGACGAATATCGCGGACCACTTTTGTGAATACTTCGAAATTCTCTCCCGGGTCAAAAAACTTATTTACAGCTTCGTCTCTAATGCTTAGATCTGTGCTCATTTAATAAATGGCCTTTCATGTAGTTTTCTTTTCCATACCCATCCAAATAGCACATGCGTCCCATTTAACATTGGTGTTGGTATTTTGTTTAATGTGTTCCAGCATCATATTCCTGAGGTCATGCCCGTCAATCATTCGAAAGACAAAAGATGCGTCGGCCTTATTTTCAAGATTAGGAATCATGTCAATTGCGATTCGCTTGCGGTCATCGTTATACGATTGCTGAGCTCGAATACGAAGACCATACAGCCTATTTTCTTTCTGTTCAAATGCCTTCCAGAAATGTTTTTCAAACTCGCGGACATGGTTTTGATCTTGCTCGGGAAGTTTTGAAACAGTGTCGTCAATCTCTCCCTTCAAGATAGCGTCCACAATATGACGGTCAAAACGAATATTGTCGAGAGTCTTATGGATAAAGACGTACTCATCAGTCTTGATCTTAAACATATGTCCATCAGAGAAACGACCAATGAATCCCTCAATGCCTTTTTGGTCTTTAACCGAATCTACAAAATCCCGGATTTCTTTAGCAGACCCATATGATTTGACCACCTCAAAAGGACACCATTCCGGAACAACGTATTTACCGCTAATGTTCTCCCTCGATGCTAGTAGAGTTAGCATAGGTTCGTCGTACGACACAACAATACGGTTATTAGGTGATGTCCACTCGAAAGTGTCGGTGATACCTGCCGACAGTCGATCATAAAGCCATTCTGTAGTGATTCGAGTTTTATCGCGCAGCCACTTCTCAGCATCTTCGGCGATTTCCGTGAAGCCCATTTTTGTACATAGACGAACCTTGCCTTTGTGCAGGATAGGATGAATCATAGATCCGTCCAGCTTGTCTAGAATAACGTGATTCTCCGACAGGTCGATATTTTTGAATTGGGTCTCGTCTTTTTCGTTGACGTTGAAGAACTTCTGCATTGTACGTGCTGCAATTTTGCCGTCAGGGTAAAACTTAATGCCTCGGCATTCACGACGCATCTTTGCAGTTAGCTGACGAGCAGCACGGTCTTTGGCCGACCCACCTGCAGATTTGATAGGAGGAAAGGAATCCGGCAGTGTGACGTTATAGTTGATTACGAAACCAAAGTCTCGCTCGGCAACGATAAAATCTTTGCGACCTTCGATATGAGGAAGGACGTCGTCGATTGTTTTGATTTCTGGAAATTCGTATTTCATATTATTTCCTTAGCCCACTTGTGCGTCAATTACATTTACCAGATCTTCGACGAATACGCCTTTGACCTCTTTTACAGTTTTCCATTCCATTTTACGAATCTTACCGAAAACAACATTGTAAAGATCATTGCCTTCGTCGTAAACAACATGGACATAACCTTTCCATTTGACCATTCCGCTACTTTTGAAGCGCAGGCCGTTTCCGGTGTTCACCATTTCTTTAGCTCCCCAAGCGCCAAAAGCCCACTTGTCGAGTGTTTTGATCTGGTCACGAATAATAGTTGCTACGTTCATGTTGTATCTCCTTTGTTAAACATACCTAACATTATATGCTAATGGTGTCAACACTATTCTAGCTTTTATTTGAGATATTTTTGAACCAACCTAGCCCGATGCCGGATGTTGCGGGTAGTTAGTTGTTCTTCGGGCAGTTCATCTATAGCAGATAGAATCAACATTTCATATAAGGTGTACGCTTCCCTTTTTATTCGGGGAGGTCGATTGTTAATCCATGTGAATAGTTCTTCCTTGGTGTTTTTAGCCCACATATGTTCTAGAATTTGTTTCTGTTCTTGAGTGAGGTTGGTTAAAAACATGGCAATTTTCTCCTCTTTATGGCTATTTTGTGCTTGACAGATTTGAGAATGGTGTTAAACTCGTTTATACAACGGCGGAAAGTAATAGTATAGTTTTTTTTATTTTCTCACTGTTCGTTTTATTTTTGTTTGTGCAAACCTTCCTTTATTTCTTCTGCTTTAATCGCTTTTTCTAGAATTAGTTTGCCTATGTACGAATTGATCTTTATGTTTTGGGTGTCGACCAATTCACCTTTGTACATGACATACTTTTCATAAATGTAGGTATCTATGAGTTTGACATCATCTTCTTCATAGATACCTACAGTATAAAATCCAAAAGGTGTTAGCTTGCCAAATGTATCAACAATAAGGCAAATATCTTTTTCTAGTTGGTTCGTGTCGTATGACATGTTGTGTCTCCTTCTGACACAACATTAACTGGTTTTATTTTCTAAGTCAACACGTTTTCATAACATACTCCTTGGAACTGCAAATGCTTTCGCAATTTCATCTTGAATTTTGTTTCGTTGTTCCCAAACTTTGTCGATATCGGTAGGATATCCATAATCGAATTCAAACCTACCGATATGCTCTTTCCCCTTTTCACATTCATAATCAAGTTGATCGAATGTATATGGAGAATAAACCGATTTCAACCGCCTTGAATGAATTTTGTAGTTCATTTGCTTTTCTCATGCATTTTCTTGGCAGTGCTTTTGCCGACACTTTCGAACGTGCTTCCGAGCATTTCGTAACTAGTGTTGAATACCCAAATAGCAGGTTTACGAGATAGTTCCCAAAACATAGAGAATGGCCACATCATTACCCATGCAGATAGACGTTCTTTGTTTTTAGATGCACCAAAAGGTCTGTATTCATCCGATTCCAAGAATTCGTCAAAAGAATGGTTCTGTTTATCTTTTCTCAACCATTCATTGAATTTTGCGTCAATTAGGTCTGAATTACTACGAATGTAATCTGGCCACTTCCAAAATCCGGTATAAGCAGACCCGATAAGACTATAAAGAGCAATCGCTAGAATTGCAATAAGTGGATTTGCCATGATTGATGCAACGATAGGGTATCCGAAAATGAAATCTGCACCAAGCAGACCAACAATAAGCGTGAAAGTCCCTCCAAAGAAACTATCGAATTCGGCAGATACAATTCCTCCAATCAGAACAATCAGTGCAAAAATTGCAAACCAAGTGCCACCAGCTGCGGCGATAAATACTTCCATTTTATAATCCTTCTTTTTTAGGTTGCCATAGTTTGGCAAATTTCAATACGTTTGGTAGTTCTTCATTTGGCATTGGGCAGACTACAGCACAAGATTTCCTACCTTCTAGAGTGTTATTTTCATGACCAAGATACACATTTGGTAGTGTGGCAATACGATCAAATTCTTTTTGGTTGACACGAACTACGCACTTGCGAAAACTGTTTTTGAGCCAGTCAATGTATTGTGGATATACATATGGCCCGTCATCCATTATTCTACTAAGTTCCGTATGAGTTCTAATAAAATGTAGGTGAGCACCAAGAACACTATGTGCCACAAGGGTAGGAGTCATATAATCTGGAAATTCATCCAAAACTGCAATATACATTTTCATGATAACCACTTTCTGCTTGTTTTGACAACTTTTCTGCCATGTGTAAATGTTATAGTTTCTTTTTTGCTATCTTCTGTCCAAGTTTTTTGCCATGGACCACGTATGGTAAAACACCATGAATCTGCCATAGCAACAACACGATGGTTTTTTGATTTGCGTGTGACATTTGGGAGAATACTACGTTCATATACATAATATTCACCATTATAGTCTTGTTCGACCATATCACCTTTGATGAACCATGTCAATGCATTAAATGGCGTGTGTATGGTAATTTTCTCTACCACCATTATTAAATTTCAACAAGGCAATAGAAAAAAGTGATTTGATTTCAATTAAGAAATATCCATCAACAGGTGACTCTGGACCGCCATCTTTTGCTTTTTGAAATAATCTCATCCATCCTCCAATTCTTCTATGGATATCCTATAAAAATCGGGAAGTGGTTCGTTTTTATATATATTCCAATGTATATCACAAGAACATGTTTTTTCAACCCTATTGCCTTCCAGATAAAGAATTTCTAATGTAACACAACCATCTGGAACACCTTCTTCTAGAGGTATAAACATATGATCCATTACATGATCCTCAGTTCATCAATGTTCATCGGTGTGTAGTTGATTGCTTCGACTGACATATTCTGATATGGTCCTTCTGGACTTGGATTTTGATGAATATGTCCATGAAGATTTTTTAACGTGATACAATCATCAGGATACTTGCCTTTTCGATCTACTAGACGCAAAAGATTACTTTCATGTAATGGAACATGGCTGAGCACCAAACCAAACTCTGGAAACATTCTCCACATCTGGACTTTTTGAAAAAAATTACCTGAACTAATCCAGTCAATCGTATCATGATTCCCGACTATCAAACGCTTTCTGCCATGAAACTTTGGCCAAATCTTTTTGAACTTTTCTTTATCGCCAATGAACACATCGCCCAAGTGGTAGACGATATCGCCCTGCTTTACTACAGAATTCCATTTGTCAAGGATGTGTTCGTTCATTTCATCAACATTTGAAAACAAATGACCACGAACAAAATTTCCGGTGTTGTTGTCTTTGAATTTCAAAATGTTTTCGTGCATCAGGTGAGTATCACTGATCACCCAAATATCTCTACTCATACTTTCCACTCCCTACCCATTCATCAAGTTGGGTTTCCAATTCTTTTTTCAATTTTTCTGCATGGGCATTCGATCTACAAGGTATCTTCAAAACGCGATTGCCATCAGAACCGAATACTTCTACAGTTGGTTTTTGCCACCAATCAAAAATAAATCCACTGGGTTTTTTCCACGCAAAAAGACCATATTTTTTATTGTGTAGTCTATAGAAATAAGGATGAACACGATCCATCCTATATCCTTTATACCATTTGATTCTAGATACTATGCTTGGGTTAACTTTCCCATAAATCAAATTTTTCAATTATGCCTCCATTACTACCCATGACGCAACAACCTTACGATTTAGTTTAGGAAATTGCGAAACGGGGACTGGTTTTTTGGTCCAGTTGTCGGCAGCAAACCCATAATGCGCAGTCATCATATGATCATTCGTCGCAAACATCACTGGCATGGACATTTCATATGCATTCCGATCATCAAGAAATTTGCGAATAGTAGGCGGCGTCGCCCAACGACTTTCCATATCAATCGTAATTGCTTTATATCCTTGCTCACGAAGAAGAAGAACTGCTTCTTCAAGAAAGACGCCTTTTACATCTTTACGTGCTTTATTCTGCATGAATGCAGCTCGACTATGCATGTGTCCAACAGGCGCGCCAGTTAATAGGGATATTGCAGTGGGTACACACCATGCAGTGACGTTTTCCCAACCTGTAAAATCAAGATTATGAAGCATTATATTTCTCCCTTTTCGTATATTGTTTATATACGAATCAAAAGGTGTTGTCAAGAAAAAATATGACAACACCTTGTTCGCTTCACGCTTCATTTCACGAATATATGTATTCCAATTTGCTTCAATCGCATTTGGCGGACAACCACCCATACTTTCGAACCACCAATAATTTACATTTTGTTGTGCTTCGAATTTGCTACAAGGGTTTTTTGTATAAAGAAATGGGTTTGACATTTTTTCTCCATAAAGAAAAGTGGGGATTTCTCCCCACCTAGTTTAGTTATCCAATCATCTTGCGAGAACCACCGGAAACCGCACGACCAAGGTTAACACGATCGCCTGCACTACGACCGGCAGAGTGGGCAGAAGTATTACGCCCATAACTAAATCCGGGCGCTGTCCGGAGGCGGGGGTGTGCTTTAGCATACGCTTCATTCACTTCTTTGCGCTTTTGTTCTGCGATCTCAGAAATCACCAGTGCGGTAGAGGATGCTGTAGAGGCATTTTCGATTTGGAGTTTCTGTGCCTTTTCTTTTTCTTCACGGCGAGACTTTTCGCGTTCGCGAGTCATATCGTAAAGGCGAGAAGAAACTCGATTTGCCATTGCCGTTTGGAAGGACGCTTTTGCGCCATAACCGACTGCTTTGTTGTTTTTGCGGTAGTTGTCGTATTCGCGATCCAGTGCTTCGCGAACAACAGCAACAAGATAATTGGCAAGTTCGACGTCGGGTCGATGGCCAGTAAAAGTAATACTGCCGCTGTAAGAGTTATAAACGACTTTGGTTTCTGTCATCGCGGCAATACCCGAAAGAGCTGCTACAATCTTGTGGCGATGTTTTCCTTTGAGGGCCGAAGTATCTACGACTTTGTTAACGACATCAAGAACAATACGACCTTCGGATTCTGCAAGGGCAAGTTCTGCCTCTTCGATGTTATAAGAATCCATCAACTTTGCAGCCATGTTCAAAGCCATGTTCATTTCTGCTTCGGAAGATGCATCATCAGACGCACGGGCACGGAGATTCATAACACGTTGAAGCATCTTATCGCGTTTGGTTTGTTTGGTCATTTGGATTACCTTTCTATCCGACTACTTTTACAAGATAACTTATTCTTGGTTAGGCGTCAATGCCTTTTTTACGCAAAAAATCTCTTCTCGCTTCGATGTACTCTGTTCGAATTTGGGCATTAGATGCATCGCATTCATTACAGAAAATAGAAAACTTTGCTTGTTTTCAATAACTGGTATGAAACCAGTTATTATTTTCTTATCCTTACTCATTGCACATTCCTTGCTTCTTTGAAAGACATTTCATCAATCAATGTGAGGTTTGAATCTGTTTCTATCCATGCCCTTGCCCCACACTTCAATTGACTGCCATCATACACCATTTTAGATGGTCCGTCAATCAAAACTTCACGTGCATAGCGAGTTTTTGAACCAGTCTTGATTGTGTAAACAGGGCGGTCTTTACCATCCTTTGCATTCATAGCAATATGTTGTCTGTTCACGTGTATTATGTGTTTACTCATTGCGTTTCCATTCTTTCACAAAATTGTTCATCTGTTCTTCTGTTTTGAAATATATAAACACGCATAAAGAACCTTCGCCAAAATTGCCCCTATCAAAATCAACTGACCACTCTTTGTTATTATCATTCAACCACGTGTAAATTTTTTTTGCTAGACGATCCTGTCTTTCTATGGTTTCAACATAATCAGGATAGTCTGTACTCCAAAACGAAATGTAGTTTTTAGATGGTGTAATCTTTTCTGGGACCGAAATCGCTTCCATTCTTCTTAACCTCCAAAATTACTTTGGGAACAAATGCAAACCCTTTCATTCCCCTTACTATATGACAAGAAAACTGCATTGCGCGTTTCCCATTATATGGGTCATGATAATATATATCATTCGACATAAATTCAACATTATCGCCAAAGAAAGGACTGTTGTTTCTTTCTTCGGAGATATATTCGAAGAAAGTATCTTCGCCCATTAATATTATGTATTTATCTGGAGTTATTCTCTCATAGTGATCACACTCACGTAAGTTGATTTCTTCGATGATTTTTTCTGTGATTTTTGTCTTTTTTGATTCTGTAAAGTCAAAGGTTTCGACCACAACATCTTCCATATACACTTTAAAATGACCCCACTTCTGAAACAATGGGAACATTTTTTCAAATAACCAATCTTTGAAACGATGGTTGACCTTACGTGTGACCACATAAGGTGTTTCTTTTTTGAAAGATTTTGTTTTTAATCTTGCAGAGTGGAATTTTTCATACATTTTGGAAATGCTCCCAAACCTTTTCGATGACACGCATACTGATAGCGTCTGGATGATTTGGAGACACATCTACCCCATTTACTAATTCTGGTGTGTGTTTGTATGACCACAAACTAAAATAGTTGCGGATATATCTTCCAAGAGTTGAATGGTAAATAATCAAATCTTCTCTTGGTGTGTTGATAAATTTTTCAAAGTCATTTGTATGTGGATTCTCTCCCCGCCATGAAATAACTTGACGTGTCATATCATCTATGTTTGGTTTCTCCATTTTTACCTCATCTTATATCATATTGCTTAATTCTATATTTTTTTCTAATTCGCAACTATCGCACATCCCATAACCTGTTGTGTTGAAAACGTTCAACTGCCTTCCACAACAATCACATGTAGTAAAATTGCCATCTTCATCGCGGCACATCCCGAATGACCATATGTAACGCATTGATTGGTATATTTTGCTTTCATGAAAATATTTCCCCAAAGACATGATATAGTCTTCTTCGTTTTGCTTATACCTTGGATCATCTTCAACAATAGTGACTTCACGAGAATTCGCGATTAGGAAATCTACCATTTGATTTCTAAAATTTCCTTTTCCGTTTAAAGAAAATTGCTTCTCATATTGAAGGCGATAATCACGACGATCGTTCCATTCATCAACTCCAATTTTATGGTGGTGAAAAAGACCCCGTAGGGTCTTATCATTATCAGGAGTCATTTTCTTCTCCGCACGAACAATCGTAAATCTTTTCTTTTGTTTCTTCGAAGAAACAAATTTTATTCGAACAAACCCATGATTTCCAAATCGGCATTCTAAATAAAAATCTTTGCACTTGCCTGTAATTCGTCCCGTTTTGGTGGATTGGCCCACCAGTGATGGTTTTGCATTTTCCTGTCAGTACGACTTGTTTGTAATAAAAGCCGCAGTAACCATCAGATATTTTCTCATATGGAATTTTAGACATTTTTGAAAAATCCTTTTATCCAAGACACAAATGTTTTCTTTTGTTTGTTCTGTGGGATAAAAACGCCAGAACCACGAAGATCGACTTTATCTACTTCTTGTTTTGAATTGACAACAATACTATTGATTTGGTCAATATCAACCGTAATGGTTTTTTCTGGGTTTTTGATGCCTATTTCTGACATTTTATCGAGCATTTTAGTGAAAGTCAAGTCACAAAACTCGTCTTCCCAATCTGTGATAAAATACTAGTTTTTATAAATAAAAGCGTAGTTCGCGGATTTTTTGGCAGGCATCCCAACTACTCTATAACAACAAAGGAGTTACAGCTATGACTATTTATCAACCTTACTTTTATGTCATTCAAGATATTCGTAATGGCATGTATTATGCTGGTGCGAAATGGGGGCGTGATGCAGACCCCCAAAAATTCATGGTAGATTCGGGGTATAAAACGTCTTCGATAATAATCAATAGAATAGTTGGAAAACATGGATTGTCAGCATTTATCATAAGAAAAATAAAGATATTTCAAACTGCTGATGATACGAAAGCATACGAAACAAAATTTTTGAATAAAGTGAATGCAAAATATAACGAAAGTTTTTATAACCGACACAATAACGACTTTCCAATATTATCAGAAGAAAGTAAAAAAAAGAATGTCTATAAGAAGGAAGGGTGTTCCTAAATCAGAAGAACATAAAAGAAAAATATCAGAAGGCAATAAAGGTAAGAAACGCACAAATGCAATGAAAAAAAGACAATCCGAAAAATGAGAGGTAGAGTTTTATCCGATGAACATAAAAATAAAATAAGAAAAAACGGTTATTCGGGGACAGAAAATAAAATTTGCATCACAAACGGTTTCGAAAATTTTTACATATCAAAAGAAGATGATATACCTATTGGTTTTTATAAGGGGATGACAAAAAAAAGAACCAAAAACAAGATTCATCAATAACGGAAAAATAAACAAAAGAATTCCGATAGATGATATGCCACCAAAAGGTTGGAAAGAAGGTCTATTTAAAAAGAAAGTAAAGAGAGTATGGGTTAATAACGGTAAAGATAAAGAACTATTAGTTGAAGTTGATAACCCTATACCAGACGGGTGGAATAAAGGGCGTTTGAATAGATCGTAAAGAACGAACTCTAGTTTTTCCATTATCAATATTCCTCTGGTTCTTGGAGGTTTAGGTTAATTTTATCTTCGACGAACATACCAAAAACAACAGGATCACGATTGCGTGCTGCAAATTCTTTTTGTTCTGGTGTATTCACTTCTTCATCGGTCAAGTCGGTATACAAAACTAGAAGAACATCAAACAATCCCAAATCTTGAGCTTTGATGATATCTTCCATATTCTCGTCCGGAATAGATCGAGGGTAGTTTTCCAGCTCGACAATTTTGACCGAATTTTTAGGAGAAACGTTATCAATAAGTTTCACAACATCTTGTCGGTGTACATATTTGCGAATGCCGGTCGCATGTAGGATCATTTCCTTTTCGAGAATTTCCCACATGAAAGATGCCTGATGGGTCAGGTTTTTCTGACCCATCAAATGCGCCTTCTTCAACTCTTTTGCGAGAAATTCTCGGTTACGTTCGAGTTGCTCCAGTTGTACGTCAGTAATCTTTTCTTTCAGATCATTGAAGTAATCTTTTGGTTCAATCGGTTCCGAATTTTCTTCAAACTCGATTTTGTCTTCTTCCATGGTATGCTCCATAATTACCCCATCAACTCTCGAGCACCGCGCTCCCAATCGTAAGGTTCCGAAAACCGCTCACCGGGGTTTTCTGCGTATTGCCCCACGGTGCCTATGTAATACACTTTGACGGATTCGCTACTTCCGATGATTTTTGACCTATCCAATGCCCACGCAATTGCTTTTGTCACATCTTGAGTGATAACGAAACTTCCTAGATGGTCAAACACCATATATCCATTATATGTGGTGCGGTCAACCCAAATAGACACTTCTTTATAGTTGGGATCTAAGGACATAATCATTCTCCTATCAAGCGATGTGCTGGCGAGGGCACCAGGCTTTGTGTTTGGTTTTACCGAGGTACTCTGCTTTAACGAACTTGCCGCTTTCTACTTCCTCTATAGCAGCTTGCTTTGCTCGCTTAGCAGTAGTGTATTTGGTTGTGATCGTACGGCCAGTTGCGAAGTAGTATTTAACTTTGTACATAAATATCGTACCTTCTTTTTACATACATACGTGATATTACAAAGACGCTCGAATGTCAAGTATATTTCACACCAGATTCGTCAAGCATCTGCATGAATTGATCCTTGTATTTGCCTAGTTTCAGAGTGTTCAACCAGTCGTCAAAACACTGAACAACATCGTTGATTTTCCAATCAAGTTCTGCATGTTTATGTGCTTTTTTCAACCACTTTTCGAGGCGTTTTTCCATATCACGTTGTCGCTTGTTTTTTTCTTTTTGGGTCACTTCATGTTTACGATCCATGAAAATTTGCCAATCAAGATCGCCGCGATTGTGGTTACAAGTGTAGCAAGAAATGGCGTAGTTTTCTTCTGAATTCGCCCCACCTTGTGAACGCGGCGTCACATGTTCGATAGTAGCACTGTTTCGTTGTTTGGGATGTTGCATCATTTCGACGCCACAGAAACAACACTTCCAATTTTGTGCTTCTGCTAGGCGAGTACGTAGGTGCACTTTCTTCGCTTGCTTAAATGCTAGATCAGCACACATAACTTTTCCGTATTCTTCAATGTATGGCTGTTTTGACGGTTCATCTGTGATGATAGAAGGAGTAGTGAAATCCATACTTGACCTCTTTTGTCTATAGTATGAAAGTAACTACTCCTTCAAGATATGTCAATAGTTTTCTAAATATTTTTTAGATTTGTTTGGTTCGTTTTAGAAAATCCTCAAGGGTCATCATGTTGTGGTCTGAGTCTGCTCCGTTATACCAGTATTCGCGGTAAGGTCGAGCTTGATCTTCGACTATAGATAGACCAAACTGTTTTAGATCATCAAAATTGGACATATCAAGGCTTGTCATCTCGCCGAAGTAGACGCCATATTCGCTACCGCCTTCGTCGGTGTACGCCATGGTCCCTTCGTAGTTGAAATTTACATTGCTATTTTGATCCCAAAGAACTTCGCTCCAGTCGTCGCGCTCTTCTTCGGTTAGCTTACGATTAAGAGGGACCATCATTCCGGTGCTCATTACATTACTGCTCATTCTGTGTATCCTTCGAAACGAATACCGTCTTTTGCTGTTTTGTATTTGGTGACAGTAACTTCTACAGGCACGACTTCTGTTAATGACCACGGTTCTGATTGGCCTTCTTGATATTCGGTCGCGCCTTCGCCCCAGTATGCTTCGAACAGCTTACCTGTAGACAACTGCTTGTATACACAAGATTTATAAACTGACCATCGGCTTTGTTCTTCGATTGTGGTGTCGGTCAATGCTTTAAAATCTTCGTTATCGCCCCACATTATTTCTTGAAACGCTTCTGTATCTATATTCATTTTACATTCTCCATATCAATTATTTTTCGACCTACTTGTTTCCAGTGCGGTCTCGCTTTCAAAAGTCTTCGCATGTGTTTACCGCGAATCTGTAGTTGCCACTTTCCGTTGATCGGGCAATACCTCTCTCCGCCTGATGACCCATTCATGTCCATTCGTTTCTCTACACGATTTATTAGGGTGCGAGTATCGTACCAATTCCGAATACCCTTCGGTTTAGTCTGGTAAGATATAGACCCGTTAGGATGCACCTCTCCTTTGATATACCCCATTTCAATATGTCTACGGAGTTTTTCTTTTTCTAATTGGCGTCGCTTTTGAGCCAATGCGAGAAGCTTATCATAAGTCACTATTCTTGCACCCCTTTATCGGCTCGTTGCTCGACGGCAGATCGTAACGAGCAAACCAATCTTTTGCTCCGCAGGTGGTGCATTTGTACCAGTACTCGCCGTTGTGTGGGGAAAGAAAGTCAAAAGCAACATTACATTGTTGGCGTTCGGAATTTTCTTTCCAAACCCCTGCCATCCATTCTACATATTCTGATGTATGATGTGGGTGCGCGTTTGTAACTGCCCCAACTTCAATAGGACCGTTATAATTCGCAAGAAAATCTAACTGTTCTGATGTCATACCATCTCTCAATGATTTGCGACCTTCTAGTTTTTTCAGTGCTTCTTGCTTTGCTTGTTCACGAACCGTTGTCATCATTTTCTCTTTCTTCTAAAATAAAGTTTATCAGTTCATCTTGTTCTTTGCGTTGTTCCTCCAATTCTGCTTTGTATTTTTGGTTGACACCTTCATATGTATATTCCAATCTTTCTTTCAAGCAATCATCGCAGAACACAACTTCTAGGTATGTCGCATCCATAGGGTCAAAAATAGTAGAACCATAATGACCATATGTTCGGAATGCAGTGCCTCCAATTGGATGAACTTGTGCTTCATTTTCGGGATAGGCAATGTCCCAATTGTCAATTTCGCATTTACATATAATACAATTAGTTTTCATTTATTTTCACCTTTGCAAGAATTTCTTTGTCAATTTCATTACGGATTTCTTCCGACAGAATTTCATACAATTCATCTTCTGCTGTCCAAAGTCCAAAGAATGTTAGGATACGTTTCCTTTTTTCTGCACCAAGTTTCCGTAGGAAATTTGTCAATACATTTTGGTAGTTGAATTGTAGTTGATGCTTTTATTTTCATTTAATACCTCTCAAACCATTTCTCATAAGAATGAGAAACCCAAAAAGTGTTCTTCCTAAAACTAATCCAAAACCTTTCATCTGGTCCGATTTGCAAATGATATTTACCAAATCGCCAGTTTATCCAATTGTTACTCATCTTTTACTCACATAAGACCCAAACCGCTAACAGGTTCATATCCATCTTTCCTAAGTTCATCTTCCGATTTGCTTGCTTCATATAAATTTTTCAAGCAATCACTAGGCATTGGTTGAACACTTGCCAATTCTTTTGCAAGTTGTTCTGCTATTAATTTTCCATCAGGTTTCATTCTTCATCCTCATCCTCATTGTAGATATAATCTACTTCGTGACCTAGCATTTCTTTTAGAACATACTGATAAGCATCTCCAGAACTACTAAACTCACGATCTTCCAGTAGCTTTCCATCAATATACAGATAGGTTCCGTATTGAGTGCAGCAACCATCGCCGCATTCCCAAAAATAATCTTCTGTTTCAATTTTCATAATTATTCATCACTTCATGACGCCAACATTTACTACAACACATAGAAACTTTATGCCTGTTGTGATCGCTGATAATTAATCTACCCTGTTTATAATAATGGTCTGATATTCCCATACAAGTTGTTTCGCTAATCATTCTGGCACTGACACAGCAATCATCACGGTCACATGAACTTGTGAATTTTTGGATAGTTGATTTATCAACTTTGTCTTGAACTTGCCAAAACCCTGCTTTTATATTTTCAATTGTCACGTATCTGTCCTATCTCCAAGAATTTTAGCATTTTTTATTTAAGACACAAAGCAAATCATTGTGTTGTCTTTTAAAACTAATGGATATTCTCTTTGTTAGTAGACTATATCTCATCCAAATAGAAATCTTCCATATACGGATAACAACACCTCTGCTGTTGGTTGAACTTAACGGATAAAAGTTGAATCCGTTTTTAACTGGTTCGCCTTCGTCTCTAATATAAAACATTTTCTTTTCTTTCTATATAATCAAGACATTGTGTATATTATTCATGTATCTGTCCTATCTCCAACAAATTCAATATCCAATGCGGATGCCATAGTTTTAGCATATTCATCTGCTTCTCGCCATTCAAAGTCATCAAATACTTTTAAATGAATATCATCCATATTTTCAATGACAAGAAATACATCAATAACTTCGTAATCCCAATCGTTTTTTGTGCAAATATAAGGTTTCATTATTTTCTCCTGCAAATAGGGCATTTTCCTTTTTCAATTTTTGAAGTTGCGATGAAATTGCCAGTTGTTCCTGTTTCGTAATATCCAGAAACCCAATTCAAATTTGGGTTGTATTCTGCATGACAATGGTTACAGACAACAGTGTTTTTGTATTTTGGTTGTACTGAATTATTCATTTTATTCGCCGAACTTGGCTTTCAGTTTCAAGAATTCTTCATATTCTTTTTGGCGTTCTTTAGCTTTCTGCGCTTCTACCTTTTTTCGGGCTTCTTCGGCTTTGGCTATAAGGTCGGCTTCGTGTTTTTTTATATACTCTTCTGGGCTAAGAAACTGATCAAAGGTCACGGCATATTCAATTTCGTCTGTTGAACCTTGCCAATAGTAGCTACCCTTCAAACTTATATAACCACATGTGTCGATTACAAAGTAATCATAGTCATAATGTTCCCTATACTTGTTTCCATAACGACGTTCTAACTTTTCGATGTCGTAGAACAACATACTTGCCTTATTATCTAATTCTTCGTTTTGTTCTGCGAATGTGTTCAGGTCAATATCCATAATGTGTCCTTAGTAGTTGAAGATACCTCAAGGTAACTTATCTCATCATTAACTATAATATGTGGGGGCAAGTTTCCCTGCCCCACTGTTTTTTATATACCTACTCTTTTTTCGAATGTCATCACATCCTCCTTTTAGTAACGCTAAATTTCTTGAGGAATATATTCTTCCTCAAGCAATTCAGCACGTTCACGAACTGTTTCAAAATCATCTTCTACAAGCAATTCCCCATTGCGAAAAATTTTGCGTAGAAGGTTCTCGCCGCGTTCTTGTGCGACAAATTCTGGAACAGTTTTATAAGAACAACTACCAAGACCACAATTATAAACAAGCGCAAGGCGACCTTTCTTAGAAGTTTTGCTTTTGTCGGTGATGGGGTCTTTAAATACATAGTGCCACACACCATTTGCATCGCGCCGTGCGCTTGCTTTCATAGCGTATTTTAATGTGTCTCTACTAACATTATTCAGCAAGCCACCACCCATACCAAAGGCAATGTTTTCAAGACTATACCTTGCTTTGATGATATTGTCAATCAAAACCTGCAAAGTCTCTTCATTCAATCCGTCACCTTGAATGACCTTAACGATAGCACTACCATCCTCGCGTTGTGCAAGAACTTTAAATCCTTTTGAGTTTACAGTATATCCAAACTTTTCAGCAAGAATATCCAGAATTTCAATAGGAACGGTAGTAGGATCACCCGAGTCGGGACGCACAACCAAAGTTCCACCACTTTCAATGACTTTCACTTTTAGAGCATCGCCCCATAGGTTTTTTACCGCATTGTAGATATCATAACTGTCACTTACGCAGGCATAGATTTTGCTAGGTGCTGAGAATTGGTCAATCATATTTTCATATGCGTCAACTTCGTTCTCTTTTCCCCAACTAGTCATAGTGCTATGTTCACTTGCGGGAATTGACCCTGCTACTGGTGTAGTCTCTGGATCAAAAATATCCGCATTGTAGTAAGCATATGCGCCAATCATGCCTTCAATGGTATCACTACCCCAGAAGTTTACCAAGTGTGCCATTCCGCCAAGAACAGCAGTTTCAGTAGAACTTGCTCCACGGGCACCGAAATCGTTTAGAGTAAATTTCAGAACCGGACCCATCAAAATATCAAGCGGAATATCACTTGTCTTATACAGACCTTTTGCGATAATCTTTTTGATCTTACGGGACTTTGTCGCAACAGTTGATGGATACCAAATTCCGCGCAACAGTGCAGTCTCTACATAACTAGTCAACCATCCCAACCGGTCATCTGTATTGACAATTTGAAGTTGGACATTACTTGTTTCCATAACAGTCCCTTCTGGGGCTGCTTCAATTTCGACGGGGAGCATACCACCATACTCATTGACAATGATTTCCCAGCCTTTGCGGTTGAAGGGAACACCATATTTGCGGAAAACTTTTTCTGCAAAATTAATGTCTGCCATTGTGAATGGATTCATCATGTAATCTTTGATAAATGCTTGCGCCCCAAAGAATACACTTTCACGTTCTCCACCACGCGATTCGATATACGAACTGATATGCGTAGTGTCTTTTGGATACTGCAAGAACTGACTGGTCTTATATCCATCTGTGCGAATAATTGCGGTTAGTAGGTGTAAAATATTTTTCATCTTATAACTCCTATAATTGATGATTTATTTTGCCTCAATTGAGGACTTTTTTTGTGGCAAATGAATGCCACAAATTTATTTATAGTTTTTCGTGACGAATGCCACAGGGTTGTTCAAAAACTTCTACTGCTTCAAGCACGTAGAATTTGATACCAGGATTTGCACGAGCAAGACGCTCTGCTTCATCAGTAGCACGTTTTTTGTTTGTGTGTCGAACACGTGGTTGATTTCCATCACCAGTGATCATCCAGAATTTTTTACTGTTGGTTTCATATTTGATGTTGTGTTCGGGATACATTTTATACCTCTATATTTATAATCTTTGCCTCGATTGAGGCCTTCCGTGTTTTTTACTCTGACTGAATTAGTTTACCATGCACTCGACGAAAACCATTTTCCCTAGAGTAAGCGGGTCCGCATCCGATTCGTAGATATGGTCGACCATTTCCAAAATGGGAATAGTAAGTCCAGGGCCCAGTTTAAGTTCGTACAGCCCCATTTTGACATCGTTTTTGGGTGACGATAGATCCCTAGCTACTGCGATGTTTAGCGCCATCAGTCCGATTTCTTCGCAAAGTTGGGTTTTTGTCGATTGTGCGTACACCGGAGAAGATACAGCCAGTGTTGCTGCAATAATAAGGGACGTTACTAGTTTCATTTAAAGGTCCTTTCGAGACTTTATGCTTCGTTTACTCTTTATATAGTTATATAGAATACAAGTCAACGATTATCTTTAACATTTCTTGATTTTTTCTGCAACGTGACTTGGTTTCTGCTCTGTTGAAATTTCAATCATTGTATTTTTGTCGATAATTGATTGCAAACGTTCTTTTTCAATAAATTTAGGACTAATTTCGTCGCTGTCATCTGCACAACGTAAAATCCAATATCATACAAATACGCTGCAATATGTGAAGCAATCGTGCTTTTGCCATAACCAGAAGGTGCTTTTACGGTAATTTCGATTGATCTCATTTCGTTGATCATTTTACCGTTTCTTTCCATTTTTTGAGTTTTTCTGCATTCAAGTTGCGTAGGGCTTCTTCTGTAATCATACTATCATACTGGTAGATGATGTCAAGAACACAATTGATAACATCAACTGCTTCACCGACGACGCCATCTTCGCCGTGTTCTTTATATGACTTGCCTTCTGCAATCTGAATTTCTTGGGCAAGTTCTCCTACTTCTGTCATAAGATGTGTCAAAACATCTTGAAGTGTTCTGTCATTTTCGATTTGCGAACAGGTGTTCAGAGTATCTTTTACTAGTGTGGTCATATATCTTTTCTCGCTTTCATTAACAATTCGCCAAGAATGTTTAGTCCTTGCCAAAATGATTGATTTTGCGCACGTTTGTCGTTTGTGCTTAAACCTATACCCCAAATTTTATCGTAAGGTGATGCCTCCGCGATTACCTTGGCGCCGGTTCCTCTTAGTAAATCGCCTAGTTTATCGTTTTGGGTAAATTTAGCTCTAATGCCCGGATATACTTCTTCCCTGCATTTTTCTAGCCACACATCACCGTCGAAATTCCTGACAGTCCTGCCAATCGCTTTTTGTTTTCTAGGATCTTTCGTAGACATTACCTTTTTTGCTGCGTCGTAATCGCCAAAAACAATAGCCTTCTTTCGCATCATATATTGCTCTACACAATTGAATTGAGTGTTATCGCAAATAAAATCAGACTTGTACCAATTCGACAATACACCTCCCCAAAAAAGAATTATTTTGTCGTCTTCATATTCCCAATACTTCATTCTAATTCTCCCACTGTCCTAGTGCTTCACTTGAGAAAGGGTGCACATCATAGCTTTCTCTCCATTCTTCATTAAATGGATCGCTATCATCATACCACATTGTATTAAGACCGCTGCAACGGTCATACATCTCCAACCGTTCTGGATGCAGATTGCTAACACCACGGCCATTCATATATGCAGCATATTGGCCATTCCGCTTTTCTTGATATTTTGCCTTACAACTCTTGTTGCAAAAATTGCCCCAACCACGTTTGTGATCGGCAAGACGAACAGTAATGTCACCGCTACAGTGTTTGCATTTTTTGTCAATCATTGCTGCCATGTGTTATTCCTTTAATTTTACTTAACGGTTATACCACAAAATGTACTTGGTGTCAAGTGGAATCTTTTCACCGCCACGGTCCGCATAGTCGGAAGGTGAAATCATTTCATCAAAGAAATCATCTACTTTCCCCATGTCGATTATTTTGTAATTTTTGTCTACGGCATCCCCAAACCCATCGTAGTCAATGAAACCGCCATCATCGCAACACTCTTTCCATTCTTCAAGCGTCATTAGATGACCAGTGTGTCCATCAATTTTATGATCAATCCACGGTCTGTCTTTGTCGTTTTCTTCAATCCATTGTTCTGCTTCTTCAATAGTTGAATGTGCTGGACTGTTGGCAACACGAAGATATTTGTAACTTTTTGTTCGACGTTTTGTTACCCAACCATTGTCTTTTTTGCTGTATTCAATTTGATAAAAACTCATTTCACTCTCCAACATTCATTTAAATTTTTCCGACGAGGTTTTTGCTCAATAACAAACGACCAAATGCCTCTTTTAGGCTAAATCCACCATAATCTGCATTCATATCAGGACCAACTCAATCGCCAGTCTTCCATCCTTCTTTCCAACCATTTGCAAGAAGTGCAATAGTCATCATTTCTTCACTAAATTCAAAAACAAGTTTGTTCATTTGATGCCTCTCATAACTTCAATAATTTCTTGCCTACGTCGCTCTTTGAGTTGTTCTTCCGCAGATACATATCTTTTGTATGTTCCTTTGCCATGAACGCCTTCCATATGATCTTTTAGACCATTGACGTATGTTCCGCACAAAACGCATTGGTGCGAACCACGCTTTCTTTTTTCTTTGGTTCAGATTCTTTTTCATCTTTCCAAGTTTGATAAAAATTGATCGTTCTTCTTCCCCAATTTCAATATAAACACCACGATACCGACCATGACACGCAAACAACTCGTAATCTACATTGACAATATCATTGCAGTTTTCTTTTTTTGTGGTGACGTAGACTTCCATATTTGGATCGTGATCACTCAAATGTTGAATTAATTCGGTAACAGTCATATCAACCCCACAAATATTCTTTGAAACTGTTGAAAAATGCCATCGCATCTTCTTCATACGTTGTATCGGGATCATAGTAGTCAAACCCACGGGCAAGTTCGCACACCTTTTGGGAAATCTCTGGGCTAAAAATCAGATCATACTTTGCTTCCCAAGACATATCGCTTGCGACAATGCCTTCTGCTTTAAAATAAAGACGCTGTAGTTCCATTGTTCAAATCCACTGATTAAGATATTTTACAGCATTAGGACCGATTTCAATAATCGCATCAAGTGTATCAAAAAGAGTATCTAGACAATAATGCATTTTAGTGAATTCATCATTTGTCGAATTGATGTTAAGAATACCTGTCACCAACTCATTGTAAGACCATCCTCTAGTAGAAATACCTACATCATCCATACGTCCTAATGCTACATGCAATCTAGCAGACCCATGTAACATTTTTTCCAAATCACAATATACGTCAGCATAACTATTCATATGTTTTCCTTTCTATTTTCATTTGTCCTTTACGACATTACTACACACTGGACACTTGATGCCATAGACCGTATCAAAATCGCCAAGATAATCGTGATTGATTTCATGACGCTGAACATCATGTTGTGTATATTCCAATTGAGAATTGCACTTGCGACAAGTGGTCTGCTTTTTTCCGATGTTCAATACCGTCACCATTTAAAAATCATCACAGGTATATACAACAGAATAATCAGGAACTCGTCGATAATTTGGGAATGTTACTACACGCTGGTTTGTAGCAACACACAAATTATCAAGAAAATCATTTGCCTGAATTGCAGCATCTTCATCGCTTAATGTTTGCAGCATATCACTTTCAAGAAAGACGTGCTGCAAAAAACTAAGAATGACAAAGGTCATAGCAGAAATTACTACAGTTTTCATTTTCTTCTCCATAATGTGTTCTCTGATACCTAAAATATATCAGGTATCAGAATGTTTGTCAATAGGTAGGGATAAATCGCTTGATGATGTGGAAGTGATCAAAGGCCATCATCTCACTAGTGACTTCGCTAAGGTGAAACCAACGTGCTTCCCTAGCATCATCCGAGCCTTTTACGCGGGGCAGCTTTTCATCGGGATATCCCAAGTCAATGTGGAAACCGTGAGTGATAACACGACCACGCGGATCACGGTCAGGATGATCAAAGATTTGTTGTGATTTGATAGACCCCTTTAGAACCTTTGCAGGAATTTTCACACAAGTTTCTTCCCGCAGTTCCTTGATCATATTTTCAATCACAAATTGGCCTTTGTCAAGATAACCGCCAGGCAATGCCCAACAATCTTTGAACGGGAACCCGCCACGCTTGATAAGCAAAATATAACCACTTTGTGTAAGAACTGCATCAGTTGTTACGAATACACTAGGAAAGTTGAATCCTTTCATCTGAGATTTTTCGCGGTATTCGGTGATCTGGTCGTACTCAATAGAAAGGCGATCCCAAATACCCCCCACTCGCGCATTTTCTAAAATGAACTTCGCCATCCAGTTATATGTCTCAATTGGCATTGCGGACATAATATCGGCAGGTGTCCCGTCAGTAGAAAACATCATGTGACGAATATCAGTAGCGTTAATACCATTCACATTTTCTACTTCAACGTGGTTGCGCCATTGCGGAAAGATTTTTAGATAGTAAGAACTACTATCTTTTGAGTGACCGATAAGGCCAATCTTTTTCGGAAAATCGCTCCAAGTAGATGATACTGCACCATTTACAGCATTTTGAACAGCACTGACCCAAGCATTATCGTCATACGGATAATCCATTACAGGCACCACCTTGACCGCACCTTGTGGGAAGACTGCCTTGATCATTGCTTTACGTTCTTCAAATGTAAATGGATTTTTTGTGCTTCGCGGTTGGAAGCTGGACCCCACTACAATCACAACTTCATGTGCATTTTCTAGTGCTTTGTCAATTACCGCCTTATGTCCATTATGAAATGGAGAAAATCTCCCGATAAAGACGAGTGCGTCGAATTTTTTATTATGCATCCTAAAACTCCTTTAGTTGATGTATAGTTATTTATTATAACATGGCCTTCGGGCCATGTAAAGTGTTATGTTTAACAGCCGTCCCAATCGCGGCAGTTTGGAATGTAAATACCAGAGCGATATCCTTCATCGCCATCCGGCGCAAGTCGAATAGGGTCAGACGGTGTTGATTTAGTAATTTGCATCAGAATAATTGAACAGTTTGATCCCTGACTTGATCCCTGACTTGATCCCAGACTTGATACTCGACTTGATCCCTGACTTGAATCCAGACTTGATCCTCGACTTGATCCTCGACTTGATCC